CACCGAGGGGACCGCGCTGCCCATCCAATTCGGCATGTCGCCGGCGACGCCCTGCATCAGGGTGCGCAGGCTGCCGATCCTCTTGGTGATGCCGACCTCGACACCCTCCATCGTGCTCGCGCCGATGGGGATCATGACCTTGGACGGTGAGTTGATATTGAGGGCGTCGCGCGCCCAGCCCGGGATCAAGTTGCCAAGCCCGGCGACCGCGCTGCGAACCCGGTCGTAGGCGCCGGTGATGCCGCTCACGAGGCCGTTCACGATCGAGGATCCCGCGCTGCGCAGCCACCCGGCCGCACCCGAGAACGCGCTGGTGATCGCCGAACGGATGCGGTTGACCGCATCACGGGCACCGGCCACGCCACGCTCCCACAGCGACCTCGCGAACCCACCGATCAGCTGCGCTCCGATGGAGATCAGCCGCCCGGCCGCCTGCAGCAGGCCCATCCCCAGGGCTGTGGTGATCCGGACCGCACCGCTGACCACCGAGGGCACGATCCGGATGATCGCCTGGAACAGCAGGATCATGATCTTGCTCATCGCATCGCTGATCGCCGGCCCATTCTCGATCAGGGTGTCCACGATCGCGGGGATGATCTGGTTCGAGACGATGTCGCTGATCTGCTCGATGTTGGCGACCATGCCCTCCACGAACGCCTCGAACGCCGCGATGCCCGACTCGATCAGGGCGGGCAGCTCGTTGGTGATGGCGTTCTGCAGAGCGGGGAGCACCTGAGTCTGAAAGGCCTCGATCAGGCTCGGCAGCGACTCGGCGAAGCCCTGGACCAGGGCCAGCATGAGCTGCGTTCCTGCCGACAGCAGCAGCGGCAGGGCGGTGATCAGCGCCTCGATCAGCTTCGGCACCGCCTCGATGGCCGCGGTGTAGAGCGTCGGCAGTGCCTCGATCAGGCCCTGGACCAGGCCGGTGACCAGCTGGATGCCGGCATCGATCAGGGTCGGCAGCAGTTCGACGATCCCGGTCACGAGGGTCGTGATCAGGTTGAACGCCGCCGGGATCAGGATCGGCAGGGCGGCGACTAGGCCCTGCACGAGGCCGAGCACCAGCTGGCCGGCGGCGTCGATGATCAGCGGAGCGGACTGCACGAGCGCATCGACCAGGCCGGTGACCAGCTGGACGGCGCCCTCAGCGATGCGCGGGACGATCTCAGGCAGGGCTTCGGCGATGCCCGTCACCAGCTGCAGGATCACGTCGGTGACCTGCTGACGGAAGTCCAGGAAGGCGTCGATGATATTGGGCAGGTTGTCGATCAGGTACTGGAACCCGTTCGACACCACCTCTCGGATGTTGTCCACGAGGTTGTCGAAGAACGACTCCCCGCCGGACGGAGTCAGGAAGTCCCGGATCGCTTTGTACGCCCTGGCCGACCAGCTGATGAAGTTGCCGAGCCCGACGATGACGTTGCCGATGCCGCCGAGGAAATCCTTGAAAAAGATCCCCAGCTCAGGGCCGACATCGCCGATCGCCCGAAAGAACATGTCCAGGTCTTCGCCGAGCGTCCCGAGACCGTCTCCGAGCCCGGCCAGGATGGGCACCGCCCCCTCCATGAGGCGGTTGAATCCGGGCAGGGCGTTCTTCACCAGGTCGGCGAAGCCCTCGGTGAGCGGCTTGATCGCCGGCGCGATGTTGGCGAACGTCTCTTTGAACTGCGGCGCGAGTTCCTTCGTCAGATCCTTGAATCGATTCAGGGCACCTACCAGCGGTTCGAGCAGGGGCTGAGCCGCGTCCGTGAAGGTGGACTTCAGCGTGCCCATCAGGCTCTTGGCCGCCGACTTGAGCGATCCCTCCTCGCGCAGCAGGAACGCACCCAGCCCGATCACACCGAGCCCGGCGCCCGCGGCGACTGCGGCACCGATCGCCGCCCCGAGGGCCGCAGCCAGACCAGCCGCGATCGGAGCGGCCAGGGCGGCACCGGCCGCGATGGCGACCGGCGCGAGCAGGGAAGGGATCATGGCGATCGGGCCGAGTAGAGCCCGTCCGAGCAGGCGGCCGGCACCCTGCAGGCCACGGCCGAAGCTGTCCATGAACGACTTGCTACCAGCGAATCCTGCGCTGCTGCCGATCGCCTGGCCGGCAGCTTGCCCGGCCTTGACGAACCGGCCGCGCGCATCGCGCAGGCGACCATCTGCTCCGGTCGCGACACTCTCGGCCAGGGCTTCGCCGCCCTCGCGCCCCGCCCTGGCGAGCCCATCCTTGTCGATGGGGATCTTGACCGGGTCGGGCTTGACCTTTTTCAGGGCTGTGTTCAGATCGTTCTCGGTGTCGCGGGCGAAATCGCGCACGTCACCAACGATCTTGACGCTCGCCTCACCCTCATTCGCCACGTGACCAGCCTACGGGGCGCTTCAGTGTCACACCATCTCGGGAGGCCGGACACTTCGCGTAGCATGACACCTCATGGACGTGAGCCGCGCGCAGCTGACGAACCTCGGTCATGAGGTCGTGCTGGAAGATCCCGATTCCGACGTGCGGGTGCGCGTGCGCATGTTCCCCGGCGCCGACCGCCCGGCCGTGCAGGCGCTGACGGTGGAGAGCAGGGGGAGTTCCGCGATCACCGCGGGCACGCTGGCACAGATCCCGGTCCGGCAGATCGCGGGCGTGGCGGCGAGCGCGCTCAACGGCGGCGGAGACGAGACGCAGTTCAGGATGTTGGCGAAGCCCCGGCCGGAGGGGGAGCGTTCCTGGCCGCCGGATCACTTCGCCCGGGTGTGGATGGTGGCGTCGTGGGCGCGCCGGACTGGCCGGGACGGCGGGGAGGCCGGGACGGTGTCCGAGTTCTGGAAGGTGTGCCCACGGACGGCGCGTCGCTGGATAGCTCAGGCGGCGCCGTTACACCGCCGGAGCGAGTAGGCCGCGGGCCGGCCATCGTCTCGAAATCAGAGATCGCCTGCTCGCTCACACGCGAGCCGGTGCCAGGGCGCGGGGCGTCCAGGGCGGCCAGGTACTCGTCCACCCAGCGCAGCCCGGTCTTCTCGTTCTTGCTCTCACCGAAGCGCTCCAGCAGCAACACGTGGATGGCGTCCAAGATCGCGCCGACCGGGAGCACGTCCCAGCGCACGCCGTCACGAACGAGCTGGCCGTTGATCGAGGCCCAGTGCTGATCGGCGATACCCGCGATCAGGTACGCCGCCGGGAACGATCGGCCGGTGACCGTCTCGATCGTCTCGATGACCGCTTCGGTGATCTCCTGCGTCTCGATCTCGCCCTGCCACAGGCGGTCCGTCAGGTCGGGGTCCTTGATCATGTCGAGCAGTGCCGCCCCGCTCGGCTCGGCCAGCAGAGGCCACCAGCTGACAGCAGGAGAGGCCGGGATGGTGTACTCCCGGCCTCCGAGGACGACCCCGATCGCCCAGCACCGCATCGAGGCGAGGGGGTCAGTCTTCACGGCATACGGGGCTGGCCCGGCCCGAAGTTGCCGGTCGGGCGCGGGATCGATCCGGCGCGGCCGGTGACGTGCTTGATGCCGGCGCGCACGGCCGAGTCCTTGGCCTCGATCAGCTTGTTCAGGGCGGTCGTCAGTTCGGGGGAGTCGGTACCGACCTCTCCGATCAGATCGATCGCCGCGGTGTAGAACACCGAGCTGAAACGCTTCAGGTTGTCCGGCAGGTGCGCGAACGTCAGCCACTGCAGGGCATCACGTACGCCCTGGTCACGGCCCTGGGTGTAGTACGCGGCGTTCTCCGGCGTACCGAGGATGTGTTCGGGGTCGATACCCCGACCGAGGTGTTCCATCAGGATGCCTTCCTGCGAGCGCGCTTCGCGGGTGCGGGCTTGGCGGGCGTGCCATCCTGGCCGCCGAACGCCGTGATCGTGTCGTGCAGGATCTGCGCGCGGTCGGTCAGCGTGAGACCTTCGTCCAGCGTGAGGTCGTCCAGCCACGTTCGGTCCGCCCGGTCCACGATCAGGGAGTCGATGATCCGGCCGGCGCGCATGTTGGCGCGCATCGCCTCTTCGCCGTCCCACTTGCCGGTGTCGGCCTGCTGCAACTCCTGCAGGGTGCGCTGCCAGACGAACAGCTGAGCATCGGTGGGGAGCCGGACCGCGATCTCCCGGCCCCGGAAGTTGATCAAGCGCTGTTCGCGCTTCTCGCTGGTGTCGGTCACGGGTCCTCCGGTTCGCGGTGAGCGGTAGTGAGGCGGGGCGCCGCCGACCGCGAAATCACCCTCGCCCCGCCTCACGTGTCACTGTAGCTCATCACGTGCGGACATCTCAGCGCCGCCCGGCACGTCGGTAGCGCATCCCCTCCTGTGCGGCGACCTCCCGCAGCGCGGTGGTCAGGAACGGGCGGCCAGGGCGAGCCGGCTGGTGGACCACGCGGGTGTAGACCGTCCGGCCGCCGACCGTGAACTTGAGCTTCGGCCCGCCCGGCCGGCTGCGGATGGTCAGGGCGCGCCGGCCGTTGTGCACCGCGGCGGCGTATTCGGCGGTGTACTTCACCACGCCCGTGACCGTGCTCCCTGCCGACCTGACATCGCTCTGCCGGGACGCGCGTAGCAGCCCGGTGTCGACCGGCACCAGCGCCGCGCTGCGGTTGTCGGTCTTGCGGGTGGCCCGGGCCACGATCTTCCTGGCCGCAGCCATGCCGGTTGCGTGCATGCGCGCCTGCGCGAGGTGAACTGCCACGACTTCAGCGTACGGGGTTGACACCTATCGGGCATGGCTGTAATGTTCTCCATGTCAGCAGCGGCCGGAGCTACTGACAGCGGCACTGCCGCCACCAATCCGGAAGTGACCGCCGAGCTTGCAGCAACCCACCAGCATCGCTAGTGGAACTGGGTAGCGGGTCGCGATGGAACATCGGGGGTGCACACCCGATCCTGACAGCCGGAAAGTTACGGCCCTGGCTCCGAGAAGTCCTCGTGGGAACTCGGCAGGTTGCAAGCACGAGGGGTGCCGACCTAGTGCGTCACGTAGATCCGGTTCGCCGGGAAGGACGCACAGGGGTTGCCGGTTCGATCCGGGCGGTGCGCGATTCGGAGAAGCCGGAGGCCCTGGATGGGGATAGGGCGGACCCGAATTTGGTTCGGGACAGCGCGTAGGCGCAGCCGGGGCGGAGGGGAATAGAGCGCCCTGTTGATGACCGGAGCAGGCCTGCTCGGCCTGGTGGTGCAACTCCACTCCCGAATACGCAGCAACCGAGAGGCTGGAACACGTCGTCACTCGGGCCGGGCGGATAGGAAACGAGCGTCGCCGGCACGCAGCAGCACAACCGAATACCGCACCTGAGCAGGCTGAACATTTCGTCAGTGCAGGTGCCAACAGGGGCTTGCGCGCAGGAAAGCGCTTGCCCCTAAAAGATCTTGTCCAAATCCCTTGCCAACCTCCCATGCATGAATGTAAAGTTGTTCTCACAAGGGCGAGGGAATGAGGGAGACGGACATGAACTGCGAACTGACGATCATCGAGAACGTGACCTACGTCAAGATCGCTGACGACACTGCGACCGGCACCGACGGCAGCACCTGGTTTCGGCACGCACACGCTCCCCTGATCGAAACGGTGCGCATCGCACAGGCTCGGATGGATGCGGCTGTCGCGGCCGGCCTGACCGGGCTGGACAACGCCACGGCCTACATGGAGGCGCTGGAAGTCCGGAACGCCGCCGAGGAGGACATCGAGATCCTGACCACGCTCTGGACGTACTGATCGATTGGCGGGGCTTCGGCCCCGCCTTTCATCTCGTTCTCTTGATCAACTTCGCCCGGTAGATCCCTTATGTAACGTTTCAATCCGAGAGGCTGACCGCATGCACTACAACATCCAGATCCACATCCAGCAGGTCCAGGAGCCGGAGCCGATCAACGACCCGGTACGCGGCCGGAGTCCGAGCCACACCGAGCGCAAAGTGACCTCGATCCTCGAACTCAAGGTCACCGCGGACACGGAGCCGGCCGCGTACGAGCGGGCGCTCAGGGTGCTGAGCATGAACGCACCCGAACCCCAGTCTCGGTACATGGCGACACGGGAAGAGGAGGCCGAGCAGAAGCTCCGGCACCTCGGACTCTAGCCCTTGTGATCTTGGTCGATGGCCTACTAGCGTCGGTCGAATAGTTCGCGCAGCGCCCCCGCTGGTTCGATCCCCGGGGGCGCTGCTGCTGTCATGATGTCGGACCGGCCTCAGCGCAGTCGCAGGCAGGTCCGCGAACGGTCACGGTCATCACACCCCCGGCGCATCCACCGGACAAGTCCAGCGGCAGCCAGGGGCCCGGCAGCATGGACTTGATCCGGCCGCGCCCCTCCGGCAGCTCACCGAAGCAGCAGAGCGCTCGGCGCATCGCGGCGGCATCGTCCATCACGGCCTGCGTGACGGTGTCCCACTGATCGGCGGTCGGGATCTTCTGCGCCGGCGGCGTGGGCGCGCACCTGATCGCGCCGATCTCCAGCGTCACCGCCCACGCCTGCACGCCTTTCGGTGTGGGCACGTCGTCCTGCGCCGGGAACGCACTCGAACTGGGGAAGAACGTGACCGGCCGCACCCACGCCAGGCCGGAGCAGCACTCGTCCTCAGTCTCGCTGATCAGGTGGTCCACGACCGCGCCCGTGCGCAGCTGCACGTACTTCGGTGGCGAGTCCAGCTTCGCGACCTCCTGCTCAAGGCAGGCCAGCAGCTCACGCGCCACGGGCATCACCAGGGGGTCAGTTGCCATCAGGCACCCCAAACGGTCTGGCGGTCGCAGGACTCCGGCAGGTCCGGCGAGAGGATCATGAACGGGGACTGGCGCCGGCCAGGGTTGAGCGTCGCGATCACGTCGTCCACCTGGCGCACGCCCGTGGTGCCGGTCGCGCCGTCCCCGGCGTCGACCTCGATCTCCACCCCCTGGCGCGACAGGCGGGTCATCCTGGCCGGGAGCGCACACGCCCCGCCGTCCAGGTGCTTCGCGTACTCACAGGCCAGCAGGGCGACCGCCACCTGCAACGCGATCGGCAGCGCCACACCGACGCCGTAGGTGACCTGGAAGTCATCCGGCTCGGCGCCGCAGCTCGGCCAGCACGGACCATCCGTGCGGACCAACAGGTAGGCGCCCTTGCTCAGATCGACCCGGTAAGCGCTTTCCTCCACCACCTCGCCCGCGACCACGACCGAGGTCACCGAAGCGACCGGGCCGCGCAGCACGATCGCACACCCGCCGGAGTTGCAGCACGACCCGCATCCGCGATTGAACCAGCGACCCCCGAACAGATACGGGCCGCTGACCGCCGGGTCCTGGCCAGGCCAGACGGGATAGTCCCGGTAGATCTCCGGCGAGAGCATGTTCTGCCGGGGCTGGATGGTCACCTCGCAGATGCCGAAGCGCCGGCCGGTCGCCGCCCAGAGGAACTGGCTCGCGAGCTGCAACGCGGCTGCGCGGGTGCCGTACGGGCGCGCCGCCCAGTCATCGCAGACACCCAGCTCGGCCGGGTCCACGTTCCAGCCGCAGACACCTGAGTCGATCGGGGTCTCCGAAGCGCCCGCGCTGGCCAGCGTCAGGTCCAGCGTGAAGGTGGCACTGCCCTGGCCGCCCGGAGTCTCGCCCGTGGCCGAGAGCACGATCTGCAGCGGGAAGTCAGCAGCGCCCTCTGCGCTCGGGACGGGCACCTCGAACACCATGTCAGCGAAGTAGGCGCCGCCCTGGAAGGTGCCGTTGGGCACGCTGAGCGGGTCGCCACCGAACCGGCCGTTGGGGGTCGTCTCGGTGGCCGGCGCCGTGATCGGCCCGCTCGTGATGGCGTTGCCGGTGAACAGCCCAGCAGTGGCCACGTAGCGGTCGGGCGTACCGACCCACGCGATGACCCGGCGCGGGCCGGCGATGATCACGGGGCCCTCGATGCCCACACCGTCCAGCGGCTCCTGCACCCAGGCGCCGGCCACGGGCGCGGCGAACGTGTGCTCGGCCAGGGCTTCGGAGTTCGTCAGGTCGTACAGGTGCCAGGTCACCTGGCCGGACGGCAGCGTGGCCGGGAATCGCCAGCGCGCGTGCGTGACCATGCCGGTGACACCGGCCTCGATGTCGATCACCGTGCCGTACGAGCCGTCATTATCGGTCACGTCAGGGGAGGTCGGCGCGGTGTTGCCGAAGATCGTGTAGGCGGTCATGGCGCTCCCGAGTCAGGCCGGCTCGGGGATGAGTTCCCCGTCCAGGTAGGAATTGTCGGTCCACTCGGTGACGGTCGCCTGCACGAAGTCCACCGGCCCGTAGACCGCGGTCCGGGTCCACCGGTTGCCGATGAACGTCACGCCCGTGACTCCGGCGCCGCCGCCGGCATCGCCGCGAACCTGCACCGCGTACCCGCCGTCATCGAACGTGCTGTGCCGCACATCGATCGCCGTGACCGCGCCGTCCTCGGTGCCGACCCGCAGGGCGGCGTTCGCTCCGGCGCTGGCACCGGCCGAAAGCCAGCAATGCCAGATCGTGAGGTGGCCGGTACCGGTGTTCTGCACGCCGTCGGAGTGCGGGTCGGGAAGATCCTCGTTCGTGCCGGCGATCAGGTTGGAATCGATCAGCACGCTGTACGCCGCACCCTGCAGGCCGTCCGACGCACCAGACGCCGGGGACGGCGTCACCATGCCCTCGATGTCACAGGCGATCACCCACGAGAAGTTGGCCGCCAGGCCGATGTTCGAGTTCCCCTCGCCCTGGAACGAGCAGTGATCGAACACCGCGAGCGGAGTCATCTGATCCAGGGCGCCGTTCGCCTGATCTACCTCAACGGTCCACGCGGTCTCCGGAACCTCCCACCGGCAGTTGCGGAACAGGCGCGGCGCGTCCGGCGTGGTGGTCACGGTGAACGTGCTGGTGAAGCGGATGCCCTCCCAGACCTCGACATCGAGATCGGCGATCTCACCCGTGACCGGATGCGTGATGCGGTAGGTCTCCGTGCCGGTGGCCGCGCCGAGCGTGCTCCAGTCGGCCAGGGACACCCCGACGGGCACACCGACCTGCACGCCCGCGGTGAACGGCTGGACCGGCGCGGTGACCGTGCCATCGTTGCCGCCGACCTCGAATCCCGTCACGTTGAACGCGCCCGAGCTGCTGAACTGCGTATCGCCACCGAGCGCCACGAATCCGTAGAACGTCCCGCCCGACGCCGCCGAGAACAGCAGGAGGTAACCGCCCTGCGCCCCACCGGGGCCGGCGAAGGTCATGTTCTCGGCGACCGCGACCCGACCGGTGCTGATCTGGTCGGCGGCGGCCGGCCCGTCCCCGATCGCGGCGTACGCCAGCGCGGCACGCCCGGACGTGAGGACGGCCGTCAGGCCTGCGGTGTTGAGGCCCATGTCAGGCGGGGCTCGAACCGGTGATGGTCAGGCCGGTCAGCGCATACCCGCCGGAGGCCGAGAACGTCTCGTCCCCGGTCAGTTCGTCGTAGCCGTAGAACGTCCCGCCCGTGGCCGCGGAGAACAGCAGCGCGTGCGTGGCGAGCGCGTTCGCGGTGCCGGTGAACTCGTACGGGACACCGGTCGCGGTGATCACCCCGCCGGACACGCCGCGGGTGACCTGCACCCTGGCCGAGCTGACCTGATCGGCGGCGGCCGGCCCGTCCCCGATGCCGACGTACAGCGCCGCACCGCTGCCGTTCGCCAGCAGCGCATCGATCCCTGCGGTGTTGAGTCCCACGGTGGGTGCCTCCCTGTCAGTCCTGCTCAGTGTAGGCGGACACGATTGCTCCCACCACACCCCTTGCAACCTCCCATGCATGGATGTAAGGTTATGACTCATAAGGCAGCGAGGGGCAACCTGCGGAGGACACCATGGCTCGCAAGATCACCTTCCTGAACGTCGGCATCGAGCAGGGTTCGCGAGTGTGGCGCAACCCGGAGACCGGCGTCGAGATCATCAAGGGCAAGAACTTCACGGAGGTCGGCCTCTACTACATCGCCCACCCGACGATCGACGCGCCTGGACGTGATGCGGTTGCCGCCGTTGCGACTCTCACCGAAGCTCGTAAGCTGGCCACCGTCCTGGCTGATGTCACGCGGACACGGATGGCCAAGGCGTACACCGAGGCCTGCCTTGAGGACTCGGACCGCAACGGCGAGCACCTCATGGCCATCCGGAATGTCGTCGCGAACCGGGGCACGCTTAGCCAGATCCCCGGCGCAGTCCCCGGGGGCCTCTGCGTGCGTGACACCTTCGGGCGCGAGCACGTGACCATGCGCATCCCGGTTCAGTCAAGTCAGCGCGTGACCTTCACGTCGGGGGTAAGTCGGACGCGTGACGATGTCGCTGACTGGGTCGTTGTCGCAGCCTTTTCCTGACACACAGCAGCCCCGACCGATTCGGTCGGGGCTGCTGCTCGTGCTGACCGGGCCGTCAGCTCGAAAGACCCTGCGTCCCGCAGACCGCTTCCGGCGGAGCCAGCTGCGTCCAGATCGGCAGGTGGTGGGTGTCGGTGTCGATCGGCGTGAACAGCGGCGCCGGCAGGTCGTTCACGTCCCGCACCACGTCGTACGGGCCGATCCCCCACGGGGTGCCGGTCCGCGTCCGCGCAACCACCGTGAAGGTGATCGCGGCGTTGGTGATGGCGATGTCCTCCATGAGGGCACCCTCCACCAGCCACGGCAGGAGGTTGTAGCCGAAGAACGGGTAGGGGTCGCCGGGGAGGCAGGCCTCCTCGGCGTTGCCCATCCAGGCCTCCAGGGCGAAGTTCGCGGTGGCGAACCGGCTCTTGGTGACCGGGAACCCGATCGTGCGACCCTGGTCGTCCAGGTACGGCGCCAGGCCCGTGATGATCGTGAACAGCTCCGGGTCCACCTCCTGGAACACCATGGTCACGGTGTACCAGCGCAGGTCCGGAAGGCCCCGCTCGTCGATCATCGCGCGACCGGCGGCGTTGCGGACGAAGAACGACTCGCCCTCCTCGACCTCCGGGGTCATGGTGATCGAGATGAAGCCGTCCGAGACGCCGTACGCGTCATCGCCGTACTCCGGGTTGCCGCACTCGTCCAGCCGCGTGACGCGCATCGTCTCGCCCTGAAGCGGCTTGGCGCACACCAGATTTGCCATTAGGGACTCACCACTTCCAGGGGATCGTAGGTAGCGCGGCCGGCGAAGCAGTCGAACGACACGGCGTAGGGCCGCTCGGCCACGATGAGTTCCAGGTTGGTGATGCGGTCGAACGCGGTGGCCATGTCGACACCGACGCCACGCCACACCGTGGTCTGGCCGGTGACGATGATCTCGCCGGCCGGGTAGGCGCCGAACGCCCAGACCGAACCGAGCGGGGTGATCTTGCGCGTGCTGCCCTGCTCGGCCAGGACGAGCCCCGCCTCCGTGGCGAACGCCGCCACCTCGATCGGGGCGTGGATGTAGGCCACTCCGCCGTACTGCTGCTCGGTGTAGGCGTAGCGCTCCAGCGCGCCCACGACCTCGGTGATCAGGCCGTCCTCGTACCCCGAAGGGATCGGAACCGCCGTCTCGTCCAGGTTGCGGATTCCGAGGTCGTTGCCCTCGAAATCCAGCCCCGACCAAAGCGCCGTCTCGACCGCCGCCATCTCGCCGGATTCCAGGCGCCGCAGCGCCTTGTTCTCCAGCTCTGCCTGGCCGTAGCCGACCAGCGTGCACTCCATCGTGCCGAGCACCGCGAAGACACCCGACTCGATCTCTTCGTCATCGCCATCGATCGGCTTGGCCGGTGCCGCGCCGGGGGCGTAGCAGTCGATGCCGAGCGCGCGCACGCTGCCGCACCCGTTGGGCACGTAGCGGACGCCGCCGCCCTGGCCGTGGGTCGGCAGGTCCAGCGGGCCGATCGCCGCATCGAACAGGCCGTAACGCCGCCGGAGTGGTTCCGGTGCCGGGACCTGCATTCCGGGAATGATCGCCATGTCAGTTCACCTCCGTTCGTGATCTTGGTACGTGACGCCCGAGCCGGGATCTTCGGTACTGGCTATACCGGCTCGGGCGAGATCACGAACGTTAGGCCGGCTGACCGGTGACACCGGCGACCGGGATCGGGGTGGTGTAGTACCGCGACTCGGCGCACATCTTCATGATGTTGAAGCCGTCCTCGGCGAAGAGGGCGGTGTACTGGTTCTGGGTGAGCATCGCGTTGTCGTAGACGGTGTCCAGCTGGACCACGTCACGGACGGGCTTCAGCCAGGTCCCGGCCGGGTAGATGATGAACTCCACGTTGGCCGGGAAGGTCAGGATCGGGGTCGCCGCACCCGGGCCGCCCGCGGTGCCGGAGAACGCGTCCTGGTAGTCGTACACGAAGTGCGGGACGACGTTGCGGATCCGGAACCAGGACAGGATCTCCGCGTCCGTGACGGCCAGCTCGGAGACGCCCGCCCGACGCGCCATCGCGGCACGGATCGGAGCCATCGCCCAGATCGGCAGGATGATCTCCAGCGTCTGGGTCGGCGCCATGCGGTGCCGGTAGCGCAGGTCCACGGCGGCCAGCTCGACGGCCGAGAGCACCTGCGAGGCGCCGTCGGAGTTGTTCGCCGGGATGGCGATGGTGCCGCCGTTGGTGGACTGCGCCCGGATCCGCTGGATGACGGAGGCGTTGACCTTGTGGTCCAGGCCGATGAGCGCGTTCTGGGTGAACTGGTCGATCGCCTCCGGGTAGCCGCGCCGCTGCAGCAGGGCGCCGGTGAGGCAGAGGTAGGCGACGTCCATGCGGACCTCGACGAAGTCCGGGCACGGGATCTCGACGCAGACCTTGTCCACGCCGTTGATCACGTCGTACTCGGTGAGGATCACGTCCCCGTTGTCGCCGATCTCGTCGTACACCTCGGCGAACGAGATGCCGCCGTTCTCCGGGATGAAGAAACCACCGCGGGAGGCCTGGACCTCGGGCACGTCCAGGATGCCCTCACGGGTGGCCAGGGTGCACAGGTCGTAGATCGTCTCGCTCGGGGCGCACCAGCCGGCCGCGGCGGTCAGCGCGACGCCCTTGTTGACCTGGTTCTCCATGGCGTTGAACAGGGAGCCGCCGGGCAGGCGGGACTGCTGGCGTGCGTACTCCAGCACCTCCATGGCCTTGTTGGCGTCGGTGATGCGCAGCTGGGAGTCGTACTCGCGGCGCACGTTGACCGCGCCGTGGCGGGTCAGCGACCGGCCGCCCATCTTGAACCGGGTGCCCTTGCCGCCGATCGGCGCCTTGTTCCCGGCCTTGCCGGTGCCGCCACCGTACGACGCCAGGCGCCGCTCGATGATCTGCGCGGCGTCCGCGAACGAGGCGATCTCCTGGCCAGCATTCGGCACGTCGGAGGAAGCGGTGAGGACGGCGCGCCGCGGGGTCTCGACCTCGGGCGGGAGTTCCAGGGTGCTGCGCGCGGCGGTCACGGCCTGCGGCGCCGGAACGGGCTCGGGGGTCGGCTCGGGCTGGGGGACCGGAGTCGGCTCGGGCTGCGGGGCCGGGTCGGGGTGCACCGCGAAAGCGGCGTTCAGCTCGGCGCGTGCGGCCTGCGCGGCAGCGGCCTCTTCGTTGCGTCGGGTGCCCTCGGCGTGCGCGGCGGCGAACACGTTGCGGACCTCGATCAGGTGCGCGGCGGTCGTGCTCTCGTCCGCGGCGGCGCTCTGCGCGTAGGCCTCGACGGCGGTGCGGTAGGTGGCGAACTCTTCGGCGCTGAGAGCACCGAGGTCGGCCGGCACCTCGAACGGGAACGGCATGTCAACTCCCTCAGGGGGTCGGCTTGATCAGTGCTCCCGGCCGGTCCGAAACGCTGCACCAGGTGCGTACGGACGTGATCGTATCACCGACCTGGCCATTCAACGCACAATGACCGTGTTGACAACCTCAACGCGAAGCGACCCCCGAGCAACGCTGCTCGGGGGTCGCCTGTCGTCAAGCGCCTCAGGGCTTGACGACCCGTGAGCCAGGGTGCTTGGCGGAGTACGCCAGCGCCGCAGCTTCGGAGTCCTTGGTGATCTTCAGGCCGTTCTTCAGCACCACCTGGAAGCGCTGGCGGTTCTTGTTCCCTTTCGAGCAGGCGCAAGCGATGACTACTGCCCCCCGTTCAGCTCGGCCAGGAGGGCTTCCCGCACAGGGCGGGCCGCCTCCCGGATCGTCGTGGTCAGCTCGGCGGCGGCAATCTTCCGCGCCTGCCGTTCTTCCATCGCAGCCAGCAGGCGATCCTGCTGCTCATCACTCAAGATGATCATCCCGGCCGGGGACAGCTCACGCTCCTCCGCCTCCGGCCCGAGTGCCGCCGTCAGCGCGACCTGTCGGCCGCCGCGGGAGAACGTCTCGATCGGGAAGCCCGGCTCAGAGTGCTGCCGGGGGCCCGGCGCGAGCGCCAGCACCTCGACCAGCGCCAGGCCGGCCGCCGTCTCCCGCCAGTCCCCGGACACCTTCCGGCGCGAGAGGATCGCGAGATCCCCCTCTTCCAGGTCGGGCTCCAGCGCGCCGGCGACCGCGATGCCGAACTCGTCCTGGTAGGCGCGCACGTAGCCGGCGACCCGCTTATCGTCGTGCTCAGCGATGGCGCCGGCCGCGGTCGCGGACAGCGCAGCATGCCGGCCACCGACCGTGATCCGGCCCGCCCAGACCACGCCGTCCTGCGTCTCGATCGGGAAGCGGTTGAACGAGGCGTAGTCGCCGCCGGTCGGGTCCTTGGGCGCCGTCACGCACACGTCCGAGTAACCGACATGGCAGGTGCGCCAGGTGGCGATGTGGCCGAAGATCCTGCCGTTCTCGGTGTCGTAGGTGATCGGGGTCGGGCCGGTGAGCGCGGGGCCGTCGAACACACTGGCCGCCGGGCGCGCCTGCACACCGACCGAAGCGATCAGCGCGAGCGCCGGCGCGCCGGCCTCGTTCGGGATCAGCTCCAGCGGGCGGGTCGTCTCGGCGAACGCCGGGATGGACACGAGCGTGGCGGCGCGGACCCGGCCGGAGGTGATCAACAGCTCCAGCTTCGGCTCCTCGCCGAACTGCGCGTAGTGCGACTCGAACATCTGTTCGGTCATCGGCTCACTGGAGCCGGCCATGACCGGCACGCCCTCGAACGTGTCGAGATCCACCGACGGGCCGAGCGTGCCCTTGCTCATCAGGTGCATGACCTCGGCGACATCCTCCGCCAGACGCGGCATGGCGTCGCGGTCGATATCGTCGTACAGCTCGCCCTGGCCCCACACCGCGGTCATGTCGGCGCGCATGTTGCCCGCGGCCTCCGCGCTGATCCAGTCGTTCGCGATGGCCTCAGCGACCGTGCCGATGTGCGCCTGCTGGACGGCGCCGACCGCGACCGCGCCATCGTGGCCGCCCTCGCGCTGCCGGACCCACTCCATGCTGAATGGCAGGTCGGCCAGAGAGATACCCCCCTCGGCGAAGCGCCGGCCGTCCCCGGTCGGCAGACCGATAGGGGCCAGCATCGTGCGGAACCTGGTTCCCATGCGTCACACCTCTCCGAAGCTTGCGGACATCTTAGCGCCAAGCCGTTTCGGTGCACCCTCTTGCAACCTTGAATCCATGCAGTTAAGGTCCTAGAGGGTGCTGTGTGGACTGGGGTCCAATCAGGTGATACGATGATGGCCTGCTCTGGCGGAAGCAGGCCATTTATTCATCGGACCCTAGGTGGCAACCGTGTCCAGTACCGATCTTAAACCGTTCGTCTTCCACGACGTGGACATCAGAGTCCTGATCTTGGACGGCGAGCCCTGGTTCATCGCGTCAGACCTCTGCGCTGCCCTCACCCTTACGGACACCCGGCGCTCCGTGGAGCGAGTCGATGAAGCAGATCTTCGCCAGGTCCGCATCGAGTCCGGAGGACAAAACCGCTGGATGTACGCAGTTAACGAATCCGGCATGTATGAGCTGGTGATCCGCAGCGACAAGCCCGACGCTCGTAAGTTCCGGCGGTGGATCACCTCCGAGGTGCTGCCCACCCTCCGGACCACGGGGTCTTACCAGATCGTTCCCGTGCAGCCGCACGATGACCTTGCCGTCCTGGAAGGCATGATCGCGGGCATCCGAGAGAGCAGAAACCAGATCGCGAACCTGAATCAGCGTCAGGCAGTACTGGAAGCCAAGGTGTCCGCGAGCGATGGTGAATTCGATGAGTTCACGGCGCTCGGATACGCCAAGCTCAACGGGCTTTCTACCGATCGCGTCTCCTGCCAGCGACACGGTCAGCGCGCCTCTCGGCTCATGAAACTCCGGGGACAAACTCCTCGGAAGCGGCAGGATGCCACATTCGGATCGGTCAACGTCTACCCTGCTGACGTGCTGGCCGAAACGGTCGAAAGCTGACCGGCGCTCAGCGGAGACCTGTTCGGCAATAGCTGCCATTCAGGTCGCTGAGCAGCGGAAACGCCCCTCGTCCATCGAGGGGCGTTTCTATTTCATCGTCGGAACTGACGGTTGGAGAGATCCACGTTCTCGCCCGGCTCCAACAAGATCGATGTACAACGGCAATTTATGGTGAGGTGCGGGGGACCGGACGGGTCACCGGGGAACATCAGAGGGAATCCGCCCACGATGAACGGCTGACCGAGCGGCACACGCTGGCCGTCGGCCTCTTCGTGCTCCGGCCTGGTCCTGGCGTCCTCGGTTGACAACCATGCGTGCTCGTACTGCTCGCCGGCCTCCTCGCCGAGAGCCGTGAACGCATCGTAACGCCCCGCATTGAGCGCGGAGATCGACTCGCTCCTGGCAACGGTGACCGCCCGGTTCTGCCAGCGCGGGGTGGCGGTCGCCGACAACTGCTCGTCCACCCTGGCCGCCAGCTTCGGGATGGACTCCCCCAGGTTCACGCCCTGCGCGATCTGGCCGGAGATCAGGTCGTACACCTCGTCCGGCGTGCGGACCAGGCGGTTGCGGACCTCGGCGAGGTAGCGCGTCACGAAGATCCGCTGATCCCACGGGTAGTCGTCCCCGAAGATCGCGGCGTATCCGCGGCGCATGGCCGGCTCGATCGAGCGTGCGATGACCAGGTCCACGGCCTCACGCCAGGACGGCTGCAGCGCCCAGATCGCATCCATGTCCGGCGGGCGCCCCTCGCCGCGCAGCACGCGCCGGGACAGCCGGACCAGCCAGTCCGACAGTGCCGCCCAGAACGTCTGCCGGATGTCCTGCTCAGTGGCCAGCACGTCCAGGCGCCGGTCGAGGCGCTGCGGCAGCCACGGGTCGCGCCCCTGCCCGTTCCATACCGGCTCGGTCATGCCGTCACCCGTCTCACGCGCTCGATACGCCGGTAGCCGATCTCCTCGGTCACCGCGCCGTTCTGGTCGTGCAGGGTGATGCGACCGGCGCCGGAGTCACCGATCTGCCAGGTCACCCGATGTGCGGCCCACGTCTCGTTCTGCATCACGCCGTTGATCCGGTAGGCGACCTCGGCCGTCATCATCCCGGCATCTGCCCGGTGGCGAGGTAGAGCCCGGCTGCCACACCGAGCACCACGAGCCCGAGCAGCAGAACCAGCAGCTCCACGCCCTCATTCACGACGCGACCGCCATCGTCAGGGCGGCGCTCCAGCCGGCCCAGAGCACGGCGTACGTGCCGACCCATGCCGCCACCTTCCAGGTCATGAGATCACCACGTACAGCACGCACATGATCAGCCACGCCGCACCGGCCAGGTAGGGGCCCACCCAGTGATCGCTCATGCGCTCACCAAGCCCCGGCCGCGATTGGCAATTTCCAAAGCGGCGAACAGCAGGTCATCGTGGTGGCGCATGCCGCGGGTCAGCAGCTCGGTGACGTACCCCGAGAGCAGCTGCTCCAGCCGATCGGCCGGCACGCCGAAGTCCGTGGCGGTCGCCTCGATGTGCGCCCACGACCCACGGGTCACCGTCTCCGCCCGGCTCGGGCTGATCGGCCCGATCTGCGCGTGCAGTTCGTGGCGCGGGATGTCGCGCCACTTCCCGGCGCGCTCGGCGGGAGTGGCCAGGCGACCGCCCGCCAACTCCAGCGCGCGCAGCACGTGCAGTCGGCACGAGGTGTTGAACACCACCTGCGGCGCGGGCGGTGCCGCCTGCAACTCGGCGATGCGCCGATCGAGAATCGAGGCGGTCAGCGCCGGCGCGGTGCCGCCGTTGGGCGGGGAGTCGAGCACCCGCTCATCGGGATCGTCCTGCGGGTCGCCGTCGATGTTCTGCTCGGCGGTCGGCGGCAGGCCGGCGCTCTCGACCTGAGGCAGCCCCAGCGCCGCCTGCACGGCAGGATCCAGGATCAGGTCGGGCTGCGCCTGGATCAGCTTCAGCAGGATCTGCTGCGCCCGCTCCTTCACAGTAGGCATGACCTCGACAGGGAACGCCGCAGCCTTGACCATCTCCTTATCCGAGATCAGGAAACGGTCGTGCAGCTGCGCCGCCTCCTCGATGCGGTTGGGGCGGGCGGCCAGGGGGGACGTGTCGAACGCGAACGCGTACCGGCCGATATCCGCCTCGCGGCCCATCGCCTTGAGCGCCAGTGCCAGGAAGCCACGGGTCAGCGCATCAGCGATCAGCGTCAGATACCCACCGATCCAGCGGGTTCCCTCATCGGAGATCAGCCACGCCGTCCAGTGGTTCGAGTTGCCGATACCCTCCAAGACCTCTTTCGGGATCTCGGCGGTGGTACCGAGCCGGCCGATGGCCTTGTCCTTCATGTCGCCGATCTGATCGCTCAGCTCGGACCAGAACGTGATCGGGCGGATCTTGTCCACGTCCGCCATCAGCTGATCCGGGACCGAGAACACGATCGGAACCATGGCCGATGCGCTGGACTGGTCGATCATCGAGGCGGACATGGCCCGTTGCATGTAGGCCATGAAGCCGTCCAGGCCTGCGGCATCCTCGGGCTTGCGTGGGAAGTCCATCGACTCGGGCACGGGCATGATGCCGGCGCCGGTCAGCCGCGAGTCCAGCTCGGCGAACTCGCGCTTGGTCAGCAGCTCGATCTCCCGCAGTACCGGGATGGCGGAGCGGGTGAACGAGTCGGCCTGGTCGGTGTCGTTGGGGTGCGGCCGATGGCAGCGGATCATCACGTCCACGCCGTCGGTCAGCTCCAGCCACCCGTCCCCGCGGTGCTTCGGGCGGCGCACCTTGACCTTGCCGCCCTCGTTCTTGAGCGCCGCGCCGGTGACCACGAACCACGCACCAGATGCCTCGTGCGCCCGCTGAGCGGCCCCCTCGCCGATGATCCAGCACTCGCCGGGTACCGCTAGGTCCAGACCCGCCAAACGGAGGTTGTCGTCCCTCTGAGCGCCTTTTCCGAGTGGAACGGCGGCGAGCTGACGGATCACCTCGTCCTGAGTCTCGCCCGTCTCCTCGCCGGTCTCGTCCACCTCGGTCACGTACAGGCGCGCCTTGGCCACCGAGTCACCGATGCGCCCGGCCAGGAAGTGCAGCTCCGGCACGATGTCGTAGAGGCGCCAGGCCTCGACCTGCCAGTCCCGGTTGCCGAATTTGTACGTCTTCCAGCTGGAACCCACCGACAGATCGACCATCGCAGTCGCCGCCGTCAGCGCCGTACGGCTGAGGTCCCCGGTCTCGGCTTTCGGCCGGCGAAGCGCCACGTGCTACCTCCCGAGGTTGTGGATCATGCCGGCGATCTGACTGAACGCTGCGACCAGCGCCAATCCAATCATGACAGGCTCATCGCCCCACAGGAAGATAAGTGGAACAGCCGCTCCACTTAACCACAAACCAGAGCACCAAACGCAGCTGACCAGGGCAGCAATGAAAGATCCGACCGTTTTCGGCCGGTCATCCAGCCATCCGATCAGCCCATCGCGCACCGGCTCGGTGATCGTGTCTTGCACGACCAGGCCCGTCAGCCGCGCCACGGCCAGAGCGTAGATCACCAGCAGCACCCACGCGGGCAGTTCGGCCAGGAGGTCAGTCACGTGGTCATCCTACGGGACTTGCGGACAGGCCACTGATCATCCACATGCCTGCCGCCCCAGAGCCACGTCTTGAGCGTGGCGGGCATCCAGCCCGGGTCCATCTCGGCGCCCTTCGTGGAGACGCGGTAGTGAGCCGTTCGGCGGGTCCGGCCCTTCGGCACCCGGTAGGTGACCTCCAGGATCCCGAGAGCGCGAGCGCGGGTCAGCAGGTTCAGCACCGTCCGGGGTGCCACGTCGCACACCTGCGTCACGTCATCGGCCAGGGTAAACCCATCGGTGTAGAAGTTCCGGCTGAGTCTGCGCCAGATGATGGACCACGCCGGGCCGATCTTCTCTCCGGCCAGGGGATAGCGCCCCCTGAAGTTCGGTGGTCTCGTCTCCATGTTGCCCATCCTAGGGCATGGAGATTCTGAGGTCTCACCCGGATCCGGTCGGCACTTCCCGCTTTCACATCCCCGAGGGCCTCGACGATCCCGCCCGCCCCTAACCCTCTCAGAGAGAGAGGGTTAGGGGGGGCGGGATGTCTCGGCTTGGCCCTGCGCTAGAAGTTGATCTTCGGATGTGATTCGGATGTCAGAGAAAGTGCAGGTCAGCGGCTCAGGAAGCCAACCGGGAGTGCGGGATGTCCGCCCGCGGGAAACCACTTGCCCCTAGTCACGGATCTTGACATCCCGAAGAGGCAAAAATCCCACCCAACGCGCTGACCTGCAGAAACTTAATTCCTACAATTCCACTTCCGGTACTTTCCGGTTTCAGACTCGGATGTCTCGTGACCAGCACAAACGCAAGATCATCACGAGAAAACCCCCCGCTCCAGTAGGAAATGCGAGGGGCTAACCGGAGCACCTGCTCCGCTTACGCTCATTACAGATTGAGGGCCATCCGAATACTCTGCGTAGGCGCATCGGGCAACGGCGTCCAGCCCTCGTGACGCTCGCAGAACCTCAGGTACGCCGCCAGGGCGCCGGCCTCCGGCCAGACCCTCCCGTCCAGGAGAAACCGCTGGATGACCGGGTCGTAGCGCACCAGCGCCACATCCCCGGCCGGTGTCTCCCACCACCCCGTGAACTGATCCTCCGCATCCCGAAAACGCCCCGCCTCCCCCGACACCGACCCGATCCCCGAGCCTGCCTCAGCGGCCCCGCCACCGCCCTGCGGGCCCCTCTCTCTGGCCGAGAACCACCGCCACAGCCACTTCATCCCGCCACCCCCAAACCTAGTCGCATGTATATAGGCACGGATTTTGACATTCCGGGCCCCTGACCTGCACTTCCCCCACTTCCCGGAGCCACTTCCGGGACCGTCAGAACGCCGCGTCCATCAGCGCCTCAACCTCCCGGTTGCGCCGGATCCAGCCCCGCCGGGTCAGCCCCCGCGCCGGCCCGATCAGTCCGGCGGCCGTCAGCTCGGTCAGCACCTCGGGCGTGCCGCTGACGATCCCACCCTCGCGGTTGGCGGAGGCGTCGATCAGGGCGGTCAGGGCCGGTGCGCTCAACGTGTTGTTCATGCCCCTAACCTATCACTCATGGATGCAAAGTTCAACAGGCAGCCCCCCTGGCCGATCATCGCCGCCCGCCTCACCCGTTCGGTTGACTTGCACACTTCCCGAGCATGGCTGTAATGTTCATCCCAGCAACACCGACCGACACGAACCACCCGAGGGGAAGACAGGACATGCGTCCGACCTACCGCAGCATGCTGACGGGCCGCTCCCGCATCGCCGCCCACGAGCAGCCCACCCGCCCCACCGACTACATCGGCCGCCACCGGGCGCCGCAGGACGTGCCCCCGCCGGCGCGCCCCGCCGTCCCGGCCGGCACCGAGCAGCCCGAGTTCACCTCGGCCCTGGCGCTGATCGCGTGAGTCGCGAAGCTCACGGCGAGTCCGTGGCGGTCGCCCGCGCCGAGGTGGAAGCGCTCATGCACCGCCTGCAGGCGGCGTCCGAGAAGCAGACCGAAGCCATGGGCGCCATCGCGAACGCGGTCGGGGACGACCCGTCCACCGACTCGGGCAGGGCGGCGTTTGAGTACGTGGCCTCCCTGGCCGACCGCATCGATGAGCTGGTGCGCATCTGCGACAACGCGATGACCCTGCTCGACAACTACGTCAGCGGGTTCTGATGACCTGGCAGGCGCACAGGGAGTCCGTCCAGGTCGCCAAGGCGGCGCTCGCGGACGTGCTGGAGAAGATCCAGCTCGCACTGACCGAGCAGGACGAGGCGCTGCGCCTGGTCGCGGAAGCGGTCGGAAGCCCGCCCGGCACCGAGCGCGGCCAGACCGCCTTCAACTCCACCGCCAGCATCGCCACCTGCCTGCAGCAGGGCCTGGCGGTGACGTACGAGGCGCGCAACGCCCTGGACGACTACACCGGTCAGTTCTGATCCACATCCCGGCACCTCGACGAAACGGAGCAACACGAACATGACGAAGAAGACGAAGCACCTCGGGCTGGAGTCCGGCAAGTCCTCCACCAAGTGGTTCACCCCGAACCCGCAGCCCCACGCCGGCAACGGCCAGACCGGGAGGCCGCTGCTCAAGGCGATCAGGATGATCTTCCGCGACCCCAGCGGCCGGAAGCAGAAGTAGGCCGTGCCGAAGAACTACGGGCCCCGCGGCAGGAAGCGTTACCTGGGGCCCAACCCCGGCCCGCGCCCCTGGCCGGTCGCCGGCCGCGCCCGTGGTCACCAGCCCGGCGGGTCGCACGATCCGAACGGGTGCGCCGCGGTGGTGCTCCTGTTTCTGGCCGTCGCCTTCAGCGGGCCCCCGGCCTTGCTCGCGGCGTACCTGTTGTACTAGGCTGCAAAGTGTCGGTAAGAGGGGGTGCGGTTTCATGCCGCTACCGCACCCCCGCCGCCGGCCACATTCTTCCGGTCTTGCTCTGGGCAGGGAAGCGGCACGGGTGGGTGTCGTGACATGAGGTTGGTCCATCGGTGAGGCGCCGGGTAGCGATACCCGGTCGATCCGATGAAAGAGGGCGGGAGCTGATGCTCCCGCCCTCTTCTGGTACCTACGGCTTGGTGACCGGGCTGACCTGCGGCCGGACTCCGGCCAGGGCGAACGCCGCCAGAATCACCGCGGTCACCCCGCCGATGAACGCGTCCGACAGGTGCAGGCCGTACTCCGCGAACAGCGCGGCCACCGCCACGAACGCCGCCGTGAACAGCGCCGGCGCCACCGGCCGGGTCGTGACCGCGATCAGGATCCCGGACAGCGCCGCGATCAGCGCCGCCGCCTGCCCGGCGTTCAGGAAGTCCACGTTCATCGCGGCCAGGGTGGTCAGCACCGAACCCGCCAGGCCGATCCACAGTGAGGGCTCGCGCCCGAAGATCGTCATGATCATTCTCCGTTCTGCGCCGCGCCACCGCGGGCGAGGCGATCCGACAGTTCCTGTGCCACCAGCGCGGCCTGCTCACGCGGCAGGCCGGCCAGCACCAGCGCCGCCACCTGCTTCGCGTCCAGGCCTTGCAGGGCAGCGATACGCTGCGCGATCAGGTTCTGCCCGGCCGCGAGCTGCTTCACCGCCTCGTTCACCACGATGTCGGTGCGCCGGCGCGTCTCCACGTGCTGGCCGTCCAGCCACCCCAGCCACGTGCGCAGCTTCAGGAACCGGCCCTTGGTGGTGCCGTCCTCGATCTCGGAGTCCAGCACCGCCTTCGCGGTCGCCGCGGCGATCTTCGCGATCTCGGCATCGGTGATCGGCATGTCGTCCTCCCTGATCTCGGCGATGCCGAGTCGTCCCGTGCGGTTGTCCGCGGCCTGGCTCCAGCCCCCGGAGAAGTGCGCGTGCTTGTCGTGGATGTTCGACCCGGTGTAGACCCGGCTCGCCCATCCCGTGTTCACGTGCCAGATGTAGGTGACCGTGCTGCCGGCCGGCCGGTAGATGATGTAGCGGAACGGCGTGACCGGCCAGCGCCCCGCACGCATCCCGGTGATCAGCCACCGGATCAGCACCAGCATCCAGTCGACCTTGCTCCCCGGCACCAGGTCCCGGTCGATGTCCACGGCGCGGACCTCGTCCAGCGCGTCCCCGTCCTTGAACTCCGCCTTGCCGGTCCGGTCGGGGTTGTGTCCGCTGGTGCTGCCCTGATGGAGAGTGTTCCCGATCGATCCGTCGGTCGTCTTGTCCCGGCCGGGGAACACCTCGTTGAGTTCCCCACGGAACGCGCTCAGCCCTGTCGTCAGTACCCAGGCCACTACCGACCACCCCCGGATTTGCCGAACCAGAGCGGCCAGTCAGGCGGCGCGCCCTGGTCATCCCACGGGTCGGGCACCTCCTGGCCGATGTGCAGCTCGGGGTCTTCGTCCGGCGCCGCCTCGTGTGGCTCCTTCAGATCCGTCATGTCACCCCACCTTCCCCTCGGTGGACAGACTACCGCCTGCTCCGCCTCGTGCGCGCTGCCTTGCGAGCCATGCGCGAGCGCTGCCCGTGCGTGACGCCCGCGTTCGCGATCCGCGCCGCCTTGCTCTTGCTCGCGCCCTTGCGCCGCAACGCTTTGTAAACGTTCTGCCGGCTCTTGCGGACGTACCCGTACCGCCCGCCCCTGTCGCTGACCATCACGTCACCTCCGGTTGACAGATACCCACTCAGGTATGATGAAGGCCCCGCGCAGTTGCTGCTGCCGGGGCCGTTGAGCACCACCCGAACCCTGAAGGGCAGCACTATGTCTCAGCTTACTCCGTTCAACTTCAAGGGCGAGCCCGTGCGCGTCGTCGAGATCGATGGAGACGCCTGGCTTGTCATCTCAGACGTCTGCCGCGTTCTCGGCCACTCCAACCCGACCATGGCCATGGAAATGGTGGACGTCGATGATCGGCGACGTTTCCGCAGGTCGGAAGCCCTAAACTTTGCAGAGGTCTTCCCGGACAACCGCATCCAGTCAGTCAACCTGATCAATGAGTCCGGCCTCTACGCTCTCGTGTTCAGTAGCAAGCTGCCTTCAGCCCGCGACTTCCGGCGATGGGTGACCTCTGAGGTGCTGCCGCAGATCCGCAAGACCGGTCAGTACGCGCCGGCACCCATGTCCGCCCTGGATGCGCTCGCCGCGTCGGTCGCGCTGCTGCAGGAGCAAGAGCGCCGCACCGCAGCCATCGAGGCGCAGCAGGCGGAGATCGGCCAGCGTCAGAACGCGATCGAGAACCGCGTTACCCAGCTGGACGCGAACTCCGGATGGGTGACCGCCATGGGCTGGTCGAACGTGAACGGCCTGGCCGTGACCGACAATGCCACGATGGCCCGACTCGGACGCAAGGCCTCCGCCATGCTGCGCGGGATGGGGATCGAGCGCCGGACCACCACCAGCGAGGTGTTCGGCATCGTCAACATCTACCCCGACGGCGTGCTGGAACAGGCTGCCGAAGAACTCGGCCTGATCTGACCCTGGACACAGAGAAGCCCCTCACGCCCATCGTGAGGGGCTTCCGTCTCAGATGTCGCCGTACCAGATCCACATTCGTACCGCGCCCCGGGCACCGTCGCGGCAAGGGTAGAGCTTGCCGTCGCGCTTCAGTCGGCGGGCCCATCCGTACACCGGCACATCGTTGCGCAGTGTCGCGCCCGCGTGGTCTGCTGCCAATCTGGCCGCAAGCTCCGAGTCCTCGGAGTCCGACAGGAACCACCAGCGCATCAGGCGTCACCCAGTTCCGCGTCCCGCTGCTCGGCCAGGCGGAGCAGGTTCAACAGGTCCACCACCCACAGTGTGGTGATGAGCAGCGCCAGAACTCCCCTGGACCAGCTCGGATCCATCGCGAACAGGATGGTGCTGGCGACCGCGGCGACCGCCGTAAATCCCAGGAACCACGACTGCGCGAGCACCGACCGGCGGGCGATGAAGTACCGGCCGACACTGAGCACCAGGGCCACCGCGGTTGCCCATTCCAGAATCTGCGTCATGCCTGCAACCTTACAGTCATGCTCGGGAAGTTGTCAACGTCCCGAAAACCCACCCAGCCCCGTCACCGGCATGTGGCCGACCGGCTCGGCGTACGGCGCGCCGGCAGCGTTGCGATGGCGGTCCGCCCAGAACGCCATCGCAACGCCGTCACCTCGGTCACTTGATCGACCGAGCTGCTTCACCACGTCGTCCTTGTTCGTGATCTTGATCTTCGGCGGCAGGCCCGAGGTGACCTCCCACTTCGGTGTGGTGAGATCGGAGATCATCAGGTCGTCCGGCGGCAGGGCGATGGTCGGACCGTTCGCGGGATCCAGCAACTGGCGCAGGTTCCAGTACGCCGCGCTGCGCGTGTTGACGAACCCGAACTTTCCCGACTCGTCGCGGGTGTGCGCCCGCTCCGCGCCCACGTACGCCAGGGGCCGCTCCTGCGCCTCCCTGAGGCGGTCGAACACGCCCGCCCCGACACCCATCGCGTCCACGATCGCGCGCTCCCCGAAGCCCTGCACGGCGCTGGCAACGGCCATCGTGTCGCGCACGCGGTTGCCCGACAGGTGCACCACCGGTCCGTCCCGATGGGCGAAGATCGTTTCGTCACCACCGCGGCCCACGTCCACTCCCGTCCAGCGGGGCCCGCCCATTCCTGGCCGCCCGGCCTTGTCCCACACCCACCACCGCTCGATCGCCTGCTCCAGCCAGGTCAGCGGGATGACCGAGTCCTCATCGCTGGCGTGGAACTCACCGAGCGCGCGGTTGTGGTAGATCGCCGAGTCGGCGCCCCACTGCAGGCGGCGCTGCTCCGCCCACTTGCGCGAGATACGCCCCGCCCTGATCGCCTCTTCCAGCGTGACGTGCTTGACCCACCAGTCCTCGTATCCCGGCGCCCGCCGGTGGATGTCATAGAAGCGGCCAGAGGGGGGGCCCGGCGTGCTCATGGCGAACGCGTACGCATTGTCCCCGGTGTCGGGACCGGCATTGGAGAACGCACCCTCGATGGAGTCCCAGGTCTCCGGCTGGATGATCTTGGCCTCGTCCAGCAGGTACAGCAGCTCGCGGGCGTGCGCGCCCTCGATGCGCTCCGGCTGGTTCGAGGCCACCGGGGTCGCCGCCCCGTGCTGCAGCTTCAGGCGCAGGTCCAGCAGCTCGACGTTCGGCTTGAACGCCGGCCGGCCGAGCATCTCGAAATCCAGCGCCCGCGCCCATTTCTTGATCTCCGGCCAGAGGTAGACCTCAAGGTGCCGCCAGGCGGATGCGGTGGTGATCACCTTCCAGTCAACGCCTGCTATGTCTCTGGTCGTTGAAAACCACAGGACAAGGATTGACCCGGTGAAACTGTTGTGGGTCGGGATCATGTCCTGGCCGGTCAGGTAGAGATGCGAGGGACTGTCGACCTCGATGCACTGCGTGGGCCGGTCCTCGATGCGCCGGACGTCCACGATCGTGTGCTGCGTGTGCCTGCTGGCTTGCGCACCGCGCGGCGTCCAGTTGTAGCGCGTCAGGTGGTATGGGTTGAAATCGAAGCGGGCGGCAATCCGCCACTTCGGCCCGATCAGGCGACCATCGATCTTCGCTTCGCCCTCACGAACGCGAACCACCAGACCCAGAGAGCGCAGCAGCTCGGACACCCCGTCAGCGAGCCGCTTGCACGTCAGGGTGATCTCGTCCGATCCGCCGGCCTGCCGGTACCCGTCGGAATCGAACAGGCCGCGGACCAGTTCGCGCCGCTGTTCGATCGAGGCACGCAGGTAGGCCATCGGGATGTGCTTGTCACCGAGCACCCCGAGGGCACGCAGAGCAGCACTCAAGCCGGGGACGCGGTACCCGACCACGTTCTCTTTTTCAGAGGACGGCACGAAGTGACCGCCGGGCATCCGGGGGATCATCTCTCGCGAGTCGGCTCGATTCAACGACATCAGGCCTGTCGTAGTCGTCCCATCACCCAGCCACACGCCGAGTAGGTACGGATCGATCGGCAATGAAGCGATCGGCAGCTCCAGCGGCCGGGCGCCCGGAGTGCGCCAGCGCAGCTGCCCCGAAGGGGTGCGCAGATTCTCGGCCAGGAACGCCGTGGTCCGGGTGCGGGTCAGGGACCAGTGATCACGCCAGTCCGTGATCTTAAGTCCCTTCGGCCGGTTGTTCGTGTCGATGACGTTCCACTCGTGCTCCCCGTGCACGACCTCGACGGCCCCGTTGGCGAACTCCACCTCGTAGGTAGGTCCGTTCCAAATCGGAGACTTGCCGACCACGCGACATGGCTTGCCGTGTTCATCGAACACCTCATCGCCGATCGCAAGATCACCGATCGAAGTCCAACCCCACGGTGTAGGTATCATGGTTTTAGTATACTGAGCTTTACCCAAACCATGGGGTCCACGAACGGCGACCCTGCGCTGTGTCGGCAAAGCGTCCATGATCTCGCGCTGGTAGCCGCTGAGCTTCACGTTCAAGCAATCGTCAGCCCAGTTGGCGGGCGAATCCCACCAGCGATCGAGCCGGCCGCGGCTGAGGATCTTGGAGGCGAGATCGATCTTCATCCGGTCACCCGGCGGGTCATCGCACGGCGGAACTCCGCCACCGCCTGCGCCGCCGCGATGCGCGCGTTCTCGGCATACTTGCGGTTGAGGCGCATGCGCACCGACTCCGGCCCGGCGTTGCGGGTACGGACCAGGGCGGGGCGCCAGTGCTCACACCCCACCACCCACGTCACATAGTCCCCGCACGCCCCGCACGGGCGGTATCCCTGGCCGACCGGGTTCACAGGACTTCGCCGTCCACGGTGTTCATGTCGATCGAACCCAGGTAGCGCTCCACCAGCTGCGGAACCAATGCCTGCTGCTCGGGCGTGAGGCCGAGCTCATCGATCATGTTGGCGACACGCGTGGCGACCACACCCGACCAGCGCTCGGCCTGCTCGATCATGCGGTCGCTGATGCCCATGTCGTGGGCGACCTTGGCGTACTTGACCACCCGATCGCGCTCGGTGCCTTCCAGCACGACCAGGGCCCTGATCGCCTCGCCGGTCGCGTAGATCGTGCCGTCCTTGCCGGCCGCCGCGTACTGGTGGCCGATCAGGCCCGCGGTACTCAGCTCGTTCAGATGCGCCACGGAGGTGCTGCTCGACTGCGGGCCGGCGGGGTTGGCGTAGGGATCGGGGTTGTGCTGAGGCTCGCCGCGCTCGACCTGGCGCTGCAGCAGTTCGGCGTACGCCGCCGCGCGCAGCCAGGACATCTGCAACATGCCGAGCACCGCCCTGCCGGGATCGATGGTCGGCGCCCCCGACGCGATCGCACTCCACGCGTTCACGGTCGCCTCCCCGATCGTCCGCGCCATCTCCGTACTCATGCCGGGATGCAGCTCGCACTTGCTCGTGCCGTTGATGGCGTTCTTGTGGCAGTCCCCGCCCTGGCGGCGCTGGCTCGTGCACTCCAGTCGCTGGTGCGTCTCACACCAGCGGGCGCGGCCAGGGTTGAAGTCCTTGCTCAGGCCAAGCCTGACCGTCTCTTTCATGATGTCCACTCTACCCAGCACACCAGGACATCACGAGCGCAGGGCGGACACGAAGCAGCCCCGCGGCCCGAAGACCGCGGGGCTGCCCCACTGGGGGAAGAAAGGATCGGACGCGAACCGGACCCTCACCGGCCGATGCTACTCGATCAGACCCGCCTCAGGTGCGCGCGCTGCCCGGCGGTCAACGTCATCCGGTAGCGATTGACCGCCTCGTTCATCACGTTCGCGCCGGCCGAGTGCCGCAGACCGAGCTGGTGGCCCAGCTCGTGCACGAGCAGCCACGTCCGGTTCTTGCCCTTGCCGGCGCCGTACCAGCGTGCGTACTTCCTGGCCGCGCGCTGCGTGTCGATCGTGATCGTGGTCTGGCGTGAGCGCCCGATCGGGCCGGGCACCTCGCCGTCCTGGATCCGGATGCACCGGTAGGCGGTCGCCGAGCACTTGCGCGACACCACGCGCATCCTGCTGGCCGTGCGCTTGCCCATCCAGCGGACCGCGGCGCGCACGTTCCACGCCCCGTCCGGGATGGCGTCCACCACCTCGATGACCCGGGTTTGGGCGATGGCCGGGCTCGGTACGGCGCCGGCCAGGCACACCACCAGCGCGACCACCAGCGTTCTCATTCGATCACCTCGAATCCGGCTGCGGCGAACGCCGCCACCAGTGCCTTCTCGATGTCCATGTGGGTGCCCTGACCAGCCCTGATTGCAGCCTCGACAATCTCCGGCGTCAGCTTGATCTGCGTGGCGACCTCGACGCAGTTACCGAGCGCCTTCAGGAACGGATGACCGTTCCCGATGCTGGACTGGTCAGCGGCACCGTCCCAGAACGCCTCACGCGCTCGCTGCCGCCGGTCGGAGATCTCCGTTTCGGTCGGGCGATCGGCGGGCGCCTTCAGGGTCTTGAGGCAGTCGTCGCAGTTCACGGCCTCGACGTTCAGTGCAGATCCCCAGTGCTCGCCGACCTTCCGGCCGCACGCCATGCGGTACTCATACGGGATCAGCAGGTGGATCCGGCCTTCCACGTCCTTCTCGCTCATGCCGCGAGCCCCAGCGACCCGGCGAACAGCCAGAAGAACATGGCGATGGCGGGGGCGGTCATCACGTAGCCGAGCACCAGGCCGGCCACGGCCATGCCGCGCCCGTCCGCCCGGCCGTCGCGGGTCTGCGACATCCCGACATGACCGAGCAGGATGGCGGCGATGCACGGCAGGCCGAGGAAACACCAGCCAGCGAACACGCCCATCACGCCGAGCACCAGCGAGGTGACCGCGGCCGAGCTGGACGGGCGCGGCGGCACGATGCCGTAGTACGTCGGCCCGTAGCTCATCCCGCACGGGCCGGGCACCAGCTGCTGCTGTACCGGAGCGGGTGCGGGTGGAGGTAGTGGTTGCGTCATGAGCGGAACCTTACAGTCATGCCCGACAGGTTGTCAATCAGTTGCCCACGACGGGTGGAACCTCAGGAGCGTCAGGACTCGGCGACTCTTCCGGATCCGGGCTCGGTGACGCCGGCCGGGCTGAGGTCGGGCTCGGAGCAGCGCTCGTCTTGATCGGGCCGCCGAAGTTCTCACACGCCCAGTTGTCCCGGTCGCGGTCGTGACGCAACTCGTACGCGGGGTGTCCGGCCGGCACGCCACCGGGGTGCATCTTGCGCAGCTCCGTGCAGTTCGCGAAGCGCTGCGGCGCCGGCGCCTTCGGCCGGGTCGGCGCTGGCAAGCGGGTCTTGATGCGCTTCGGGGTCGGCGCGAGGGTCTTCCTGGCCGGCGGGCGCTGCGCCCGTGCCGTAGTCACTGGAGCGACCCGGCCGGGTGCGGTGGTCGGCATCCTGAGCATGGACGGCTGGATCTCGGCGGCACGCGCCTGCTTCGGCTGGTTGCGGGTGACATTCGCCGCCCAGACCAGCGTGCCGGAGAAGAACAGCAGCGCGGCCAGGAGGAACCCTCCCGCCCAGCGCTGTGCCGTTCGCGACCCCAGCCTGCTCGCACGTCGATGCGGCGCCGGGAACCTCTGCGTCCCGCTCATGATCCGTCCTCCTGGTGTCCATTCCGATCCGTGTCGTCGGACAGAATCGCACGGACCCGGTCGATCACGTCGCCCATGGCCGCCCTGTCTCCGGTGTTCTGCGCACGGAACGTGCCGGGATCGTTAACCAGTCGCCCGATGCTCAGCAGCTTCGTCAGCTCGGCGGGATCCCCGATGTCACCCATCGCACCCATGACAAACATCCTCCCGGTCTCGATGTCACGAAACGAAAGGGCCCCGGAAGCGGCAACTTCCGGGGTCCTGCTCACTGCGGGTGGATCAGTTCTTCGGCGCGGTGCTCGGGTTGATCGGCTCCAGCTTGGAGCCGTGCTCGCGCCACCAGCCGATGGCGATCGCACGCTGCTCCGGTGTCGGGTCCACCATCACCCACGAGAACTTCGGCGCGTCGCCCTGCCGGTTGCGGCCGACCCAGTCCGAGTAGCGCTTCTCGATCTGCGCCATCGTCACGCCCTTGTCGCGGTCCGCCTTCTGCGGGCCACGGGCCGGGATCCCCAGGAACGGCCGGCCGTCACGGTGGGACTTCTTGATCTTGCCGATGATCGCGCCCTGCGGAATCCAGTGGTTCGCGTTGGTGTACGGGTTGGCGGCGGACACGTCGTCCACCACGAACTCCTTCACCTCGTCCTCGGTGCCTTTCTCGGCGTTGCCCTTCTCGGTGTAGTACCAGGACATCCGGCCGCCGGTCAGCACGGTCAGGTCCACGGTGTAGCACTCGCGGGTCTTGCCGGGGTTGAGCGGGTCCTTGGCGTCCGGGTCGAACGACCGGGGGATGATCACGACCAGGCGACCGGCCAGGGCGTCCATGGTCGGACTCGGGGAGAAGTCGCCGCGGTAGTCCGAGCTGGTGGCGAACGGGTCGGCGCTGTCCGCGGCCCCGGTGAACGGGTCGGCGGCCGGAGCCGCCGTGCCGGCGGAGCCAGCGACCTGAGCAGCGGCGAACGGGTCGACAGTCATGCGGTTCTCTCTTCCTGCGGTTCTGATGATTCAACTGGGTGGTGCCGTAGGTGCCCGTCTCTCCGGGCTGTCACGGCCTCTGCCTTCCGTCCTCGGCGTACCAGTTTCCACGCGCCTGGTAGGGGATCGGCCATCGTGCACCGAGTGCTGCGACCTACGCGACTTGTTCCCGTACGTGGGGAGGCGAGGAGTCGAACCTCGCAAGTGCAGGGGGTGACACCCCTTGCGTCAGCGTCTACCTTTCCGCCACTCCCCCTGGTGCTACCCGAGCCGACCTCACTTCCGGGGTTGAGTCCGGTGAGCAACGGCTCGGGCAACCTGGCCACTATGCCAGGCTCGTCCGGTTCTACGTTTTCAGAGAGGGTAGTACCGGCAACCCCGCCCTCTGACCAGAACTCTACCGCATGGCCAGTTCTGATTGCAACTGGCCGACACGTTCCTGCGCCAGCTCGATCAGCTCCGGCGCCTCGTGCACACCGGCCTTCACGATCTCCGACCAGAGTGCGCTGCCCTCGGCCAGGGAGGACACCGAACCGATCCGGCGGGCGTACGCCTCGACCACCGTGAGCACCGGCGCCGGCCGCAGCAGGCCCCAGGTCTGCGCCTTGCTCTTGGCCTCCGAGCGCATACGGTCCACTTGGTAACACAGCTCCAGCGCCTCGCGGCCCTTGTCCAGGTCCACGTTAAAGAAGTCCACGCCGTCCGGGTCGCCCGTGCTGGTGGCCGCGTCCGCGTAGTGCAGACCGTTGACCGGCATCCACGCCACCACCGCGAAGTCCTGCGCGACCGGCGGCATCTCGACGTAGCACTGCCTCGCCCGGTCCCACATCGCATCAGCCATCGCATACGCGGCCAGCTGCGCGGAGATCTCCAGCCACGTCCAGAACCGCTTCTGGCTCTTGAGGTCACCGATCTTGTGATCAAAGTTCGCGTTATCCCACAAGATCCGGTCGAGGGTGCCGGCGAGCCCGTACCGCAGCACGACCACCTTGCGCTCGATCATGTCCGGCAGGACCACCAGCCCCTGAGCATCCAGGCCCTCCCGGTAGTTGCGGATCTTGCCGTGCCATACCTTCCGGGCGAAGTGCATGAGCCCGAGGTCGTCGGCCTCCGTGAAGCCGTGGAACGCCGTTCCGAGATTCGCGCCCTCATCCGCGCCGACCGCGGCCAGCACCTTGCCCGCGATCGACTCCAGCCCCTGGCGCATCGCGCGGTCGTCCGAACGATCGGTGGTCGCCACCGTCGCGCAGGCCAGATCGTAGAGGTCGGGACGCTGCACGAACCCGAGCACGAGCAGTCGCTGATGCCAGAGGTCCAGTGCCCGTGCTTCGGCGATGGCCTTCACCATCGTGGTGACCCGCTGCCACCCACCCTTGCGCGGGCCGCCGGTGCCGATCTGTAGCTGACCGTGGCACGTGTCGCACCACTCATTCCGTCCGACCGGGGCGCACGCGGGGCACTCGGTGACCATCAGATCCGGCAGGCGGTAGCGGCCGGCGGTGATCCGCTCCGGATCGTCTTCGCCGTCCTGGCCGAACAGCTGCGATGGCACGACGAACGGATCCCCGTCCGCTCCCGCCCGGTGGTCAATCGGCATGGCTCGCGTGCTCCCATTCCCCGTAACCGTCGGCCCTGATCAGGTCGCCGGCGCCGATGTCGTCCCCGCAGTCCGAGCACTGGCCGGCGAAAGCGGCCTCGAACGCACGAGGGACGTTAGCCTCACCGGGTGACAGAAACGGGTCGTCGCCTTCTGTCGTCATCACTTCCCCCTGTCGTCGTGCAGTTTCGCGATCGGGCCCTTGTGCGGCGAGCGCGGATTGACGCAGCGCTCCCGGCGCTTGGCGCCGCAGGTCGGGCACGGGTGCTGCAGGCGCTGGTCCCGTAGCGACACCGGCCCGCGGATCGCCGCCGCGGTCTTCGTCATCCGCGGCGACATCACGCCGTCCGGAGGCTGCCTGTTCCCCCACGCCGTGTCGTTGATCCCGCCACCACGGGTGCCGGAAATGCTCGGCATCCCCCGAGTGTGCCGGTGGAGCCCGGCGAGAATGTTGTGGATCATCTTCAGGCTGACGCCGTACTCCGCGGCCAGCACGTTCATGCCCGCCCCGCCGTAGCCCTTGTTCGCGTACCGGCGCCGGATCTCCAGCGCCTGCTCTTTGCTCAGCGGACTGTCCCGGCTCACGAGCGGGCCCCGGCCTTCACGAACGCCACCAGCGGGTCGATCACCCTGGCCGCCGTACCGGCGTCGATCGCCTCCGCCACTTGGCCCTTGGTGATCAGCTCACCGGCCGGTGTGAACGGGCGCGCCGGGATGGCCGCGACATTGATCACCGCGCCGGCAACCGAATGAGTAGGCGGACCCTTGGGCTCACCACCACTCCACACCGCGTCCCGGAAGTGGCCGAAGCGCTGCGCCAGCGTCAGCGCCGCGGCGGTCGCCGGGTCCTTGCGCCAGCGCGCTTTCTTGGTGGTCAGGGTCTGCGTGCCGAACCCACCGCGCTCGCTCGCCTCCTCCTCGGCCCACGCCAGCGCCATCTCGAACGTGAGGCCGCGGTGCTCGGTCATCGCCGCGGTGGCATACCTCTGGCCGCGCTTGACCGCCTTGGCGCACCACACCACGTCGTAGGTGCCGGGATCGCCCTCGATCGAGTCGGCCAGGAAGACGTACCCGTCCGTACCCGCGCTGAGCCAGTACGTTCCGTCCGGAGTCTTTCCCCAGGTCCGCTTACTGTCGGCGCCGAGTGGGTCGAAATCCCTGGTGTCGGCCGGGCCGAGATACCAGGCGGGCGCCTCCGGCGTGCCCGAGCCGATCTCCTCCTGATCCTCTTCCAGGATCAGGTCTTCCAGCTGCAGCAGCGACAGGTCTTCGCTGAGGTCGTCGCGATCGAGGTCGTCACGAGTGGACAGATCGACCAGTGACTGCAGGCCGTGCATCCGGCTCACACCGACCACGTCCAGGATCAGCGCGTGCCCACGGGCGTCGGACTTCAGCGACAGGTCGGGGCGCAGCACGCGCCCCACCATCTGCTGGTAGAGGCCGCTGCTCTTGGTCGGCCGTGCGATCACCGCGCAGCTGACGGTCGGTTCGTCGAACCCCTCGGTCAGCACCATGCAGTTGCTGACCACCTGCGTCTCACCCGACTTGAGCCGGGTCAGGATCCCGCGCCGCTCATCGCGCCCCAGCCCGCCGTGCACCACCTCGGTGACGATGCCCTGAGCGTTGAACGCCTCCGCGAACGCGTACGCGCTGTCCACGGTCGGGGCGAAGATCAGGCCCTTGCGGTCGATCGCGTGCTCGGTGTACGCCTTCGCCACGATCTCCGGCGCCATCGCCTCCACCAGCGCCTCGCCCAGCGCACCCTCCTGGTAGTCCCCGCCGGACTGCCGGACCTCTTTCAGGTTCAGGTCGGGGACCTCGACGCGCTTGCCCTTCACGTCCAGCAGGTAGCCGGCGCGGATCAGGAACGCGATCGAGACGCGAATGGCCACGCTCTGCCACACGTCGGAGAGCTTGCTCTTGTCCCCGCGCACGAGCGTGGCGGTGAACCCCGCGGTAATCGGGTGTCCGTGCCACCCCGGCCGGCACGCGGTGCCGCAGGCGACCGGCTCACCATCGGCGTTGATCGCGCCGAAGTGCTGCAGGATCGTCTGGTAGGTGCGGGCGGTGGCGTGGTGGCATTCGTCAACCACGATCAACCCGACGTTGCGCAGCTTGTTCCGGCGGGAAATCGAGCGCAGGGACTGCACACTGGCCGAGATGATCTCGGCGTGCACCTCGTTACGCTCGGCCTTGACGATGCCGATCCTGCGGTCGGGGTTGACCATCGACATCTTGTGAGCGGCCTGGTTCACCAGCTCATCGGTGTGCGACAGGATCAGCACCCGCTTGCCAGGGTTGGCGCGCAGGTACTCATCGGCCAGGTGAGAGAACACCACCGTCTTGCCCGCGCCGGTCGCCAGCACGGACGCCGGACGCCAGACACCGGCGTCCCACTGCTCGTGAATCGCCTTGATCGTCTTGGTCTGGTAGTCCCGGAGCTTCGCGAGCGCGCTCATTTCCACAGCTCCGTTACCGGTCCGGTCAGCTCGTCACGCCGCCAGTCAGCGCCGTTGCCACCCTGCAGCCAGTACACCCCGGCGCCGACTCGGCGGAACATGTCCCCGTCACCGTCGATCAGGAAGTCCGGATCGCCGCGCATTCCGGTTGCCGCCTGAAGCGCGCCCCGGTGCTCACGCACGCTCGCCAGCTCCCACTCCAGCTCGGCAACGCGCATCTCCGCGTCCGCCAGGCGGCGCAAGGTGCGCTTTCCGTTCGCGAAAGGCAAATTCGCCTGCCGCGACAGGATCTCATCCGTGGCGCGCTCCAACTCCGGCGACAGATCGAGCCCGGCCGCCCATACGGGACGACCGGGCTCGCTGCCCTGCTCGTTCTTGTTCGCGGTCATGTGTCCTATTGTACCAACACCAGTCGTGATGTCAACTGACGCGAAGCGAGGCGTAAGGCTTCCAGAACCACATGCCGTCGCACTCGCGACTCGGCTCGGTCGCCGGCGGCCCGCAGTGCACCAGCACCCGTCTCTGGCCGAGCAGCACCGCGGTCGGGATAGGGGTGACCTCCGGCACGCTGGCGGTACGCAGGGAGGTCAGGTGCCAGTGCGGCTTGCGCGGGTTGCCGCTGTGCGGGCAGACGTACGGGTACATCGCCTTTTGCGCGCTGAATCCCGCCAGCGCCCGCCACATCTCGTCAGCGCAGTCCTGTGCCCGCTTACGCCCGTTGTACTTCCACTTGCCGCCGGCGCCCTCACACTTCGGGTCGCCGCTCTTGGCTGAGCGGGCGTACCGCGCGATCACCTCATCGATGATCGCGCGTACCTTCTCGTCCACGGCGTTCACGATGCGCTCGGGTTGTTGCGCCGGCACAGTACCGAGTGCGTGCCGTACCCGCCGTGACACATCCGGCAGCAGACCTTCCCGTGCTTGTTCACCTTCCGCCCGCACACGCACTTGCCCATCATGGCGTTGAGCACCGCCCGCCTGAACGCGCGTTGCCCCTCAGTCTCAGTCACGGTTCCACCCGAAGCGGGATGAAGTTAGTGACCATCAGAAATCCTCGGATTCCCTCGTCTTGGCGAAGCTGGGCTTCGATCTTTCGCACGTCATCGATGTGCGAGATCGGAGCATCGAGAGCACTTTCGCAACTGGCAATCCCGTTCGAGTGCGAGAAGGTCACGAAGTAGACATGCCTCATTGCCGCACCTCCATAACCTCGATCGGGCCGAGTCCGGCCGCTTCCAGGGTCGCCGCCGCATCTTGGACCCAGCTGGCCAGCACCTCGGCCGGGTCGATGCCACCGGGCACACGCGACCGGTGGCCGTTGACCTCGTCCAGCGCCCGACCGGCCGGGCCCCGCAACGTCTCCACTTCACCGTCAGGCGGCATCTGGTAGACCCGGTCGCGCCCTTCCAGTCGGACCTCCGTTACCGAGCGCTCCAGCGCCGGGCTCTCCCAGCCCCGCCCCCTGTGGCACGCGCCCCGGCACGTCCGACACGAGCCCTCTTCCGCGTCGTTGCCGGAGCCGGGATGCCAGCGCCTCATCTCCTCGCGGGTGTCCACGTGCCAGTGCTGCGTCACCGCCGAAGCGATGACCGCCTCCACGCCACCCAGCTCGACCCGGTCGCCGGCCACCAGCTCACGCCAGCGCCGCGGCTCCCAACCCACGGCCACCTCGCCGCGAGCCTCCCGCTCGTACCGGTCTTCCAGCTCGGCCACCCACGCGGCCAGGGCGGTGCCATCCGGCCCGACCGCGCCCGCCGTGCGTGCCCACGCCCGCGCCGCCTCGATCAGGTGCAGCACGACCGCGCACCCGTCCACCGGTTGCAGCCCGCTCATGCGACGTTCACCCGGTCTTCCCCTCGTGCGTTCAGGATGGCGTGGGACTTCGCGGCGCGCAGGGTGGACATCGTGAAGCCGATGCGCACCCAGAGCCGGAACAGGTCGTACGTGAAGGCGCGCGGCCCGGTCCCACCGCGGACGATCACGTAGTCACCGCTGACCAGACCATCCGCGGTGCGCCGCCACTTCTCCGGCAGGCTCGCGGCCGGGACCGAGCGGAACAGGTGGCCGTCCACGCTGCGCCAGATCCGCGTGTCCATGTCGGCCGGCCTCACGGCGTCACGTCCTTCACGAGCCGGTAGCCGTTGTGGATCGGGCGTATCCGATCGATGCGGATCGGGCGCACTGCGCGAGCACCCTGGATCCGGCCGCCGCGCGGCCAGCACTGCGAGGTGCTGACGAACTGCTCCCCGATCTTGTCGATGATCAGGTATCGGCCGGGATTCTGAAGACCCTCCCAGATCTGACCGGGCTTCAGCTCGATCGGTGGGACGCGGTACCACTTCGGCTTCTCGGTCACGGAGTCACGTCCTTCACGAGCCGGTAGCCAGTGTGGGTCGGGCGGAAGCGGCGCAACTTGATCGGACGCGGCGAGTACTTCCCCCAGAGCGCCCCGCCTCCGGAGTTCACCCGGGTCACGATCGCCACCCCGTCAGCCAGCACGACCTCTTTGATCTTGAGGTAGCGGCCGGGGGTGCGCACGTCGTTGTCCGCCCACACCTGGCCGACCTTCACCCCGTGCGGGTTGATCTCTTCGGGGGTCATCGGGTCTCGTCCAGGACGGGGATGCCCAGGGCGGTCCCGAGCTTCGTGAAGATCTCGGCGTGCTCCCGGAACGACCAGCCGCACTGCTCGTAATCCATCCGGCCGACCCGCTTGCCGTTCACGCTGACGATCAGCTCACGCCGCCCGCCACCCGTGTCGCCGGAGAGCACGATCTTGCCGGCCCGGCTCGACGACCGCTCCCGCTCGGCCTGGATCTCCTCGATGATCTTGCTTTCGTCGCAACGCAACCCGGCCGGCGCTCCGCAGGCGTCCCGACTGCATCCGTACAGGTGCGCCAGTTCCACCGTCCCGACCAGCCTGCTGGTCAGTTCCCTCATCTTGTCGGTCATGCCACGACCGTACGCCCTGATCAGTTGTTATCGCAACTGATGATCCCGTAGGCTGCCCACATGGCGAACAAGGTGCAGACACAACTACTGGTCAACCCCATCACTCGGCAGCGTGCCGATGCCCTGGCGGTGGTAATGGGTGAGCCGCGGGCCGAGATCCTGCGGCGGGCGCTGGAAGGCGGGGGGCTGCAGAAAATGGAACTGGAGTACACCTCGGAACTTGATGACCTCAGCCGCATCGGCCGGGAGATCGCGGGCATGAAGCGTGGACGGATCGCGTTCCTGGAGTTCGCCGAGCGTGCGGCCAGGGACGGATTCACCCTGGCCGATCTCCGTGTGATGGAGGCCTACCCGGCGGGCGAGCAGGGGTAGGGTCAGCGGTCCGAGCCTGAAAAGAATCGAGCCCCGGCGCTGCGGGCGCCGAGGCTCAAACCTGTCCCTTCACAAAGACACGCGGAGAATAACACGTGACACCCGACAGTGATGTCCAGAAAGCCCTCGATGTGGCACGTGCCCTGATCAGGGCCGGTGTGCCAGTCTTCGCCGCCGAGCCCTGCACGGAGGGCTGCCCGCGCTCCACCGTGATCAACAGCAGGACGGGGGAGCGCAAGCCGCATGTCGGCGGGCCCGGCAAGTACCACCTCCCGAAGCACTGGGAGCAGACCATCCCGTCGGAGAGCTGGCTGGACACCTCGGTCAACCCGAACGGGTGGCGCCCCGGCTACGCACTGGCCGCGGTCGGCGGGCATCGGGTGGACTTCCTGGACGGCGACCCGCGTAACGGCGGGGACGTGTCGCTGAAGCAGCTGGAAGACGAGGGGATCTTCCCCGTCACGTTCGGCCAGCAGAGGACCCCCTCCGGCGGGGATCACTGGATGCTTGCGCCGACCGGGCTGCGCAAGGCGACCGGAGAAACTGGCGGATTCCTCGCTGGCCTCGATCTGCAGGCGGGCGCCGTGGACGGCAAGGGGCGGGGCTTCGTGTGGATCGCCCCGACCGTGCGCCGGAGCAAGGTGGACGGGGAGTTGCGGGCGTACGAGTGGATCGCCGAGCCGGACTTCGAGGCGCTGGACGCGGCGATCGAGGAGGACGACACCGGGATCGAGGGGATCGTCTCGCTGATCACCACCAACCGCGCCAAGCGTACCGAACCGAAGCCCCGCGAGAGCGCTCCCATCGCGCTGCACGACCCGGACGACCCATTCATGACGCCGTCGCAGCTCTTCGCCGGCAGCGGGTTCGGTGCCGAGCGGTCGTTCACCCTGGCCGAAGCTCAGGACTTCGTCCGGCCGTCGCTGTCGGCGCTCGCGGCGGCGCAGATCGGAGAGATCGAGGAGAGCGCGAACGTCGCCGCTGCCACCCTCTCGCACTTCGTGCCCGCCTTCTGGTCGGTCGATGAGGCGTTCGGTCTGCTGGAGTCGATGCTCGGGCACACCGCCTACGACCCGAACGGGCCGAGCGACTGGACGGCCGACAAGTTCCTCGGGGTGCTGGACGGGAGTCGGCCGCCGGCCGATCCGTGGACCGCCGAGCGCCGGCCCGAACCACCGACCGCGCCGGCCGTCGCCGTGGAGGCCGCACCCGGCGAGGAGCACATGACCACGCTGCAGCGGTTGCGCAACCGCCTGGTCAGCATGAAGGAACTCTCGCAGCGTGCCACCCCCGACCCGCTCGTGCACGGCCTGCTGAATCTCAACACCGAGTCGTGGCTGATCGGGGCGCCGGGATCGCTCAAGAGCTTCATCGCGCTGGACATCGCCGGCCACGTGGCGCTCGGCCAGGACTGGCAGGGCCACTCCGTGGTGCAGCGGCCGGTGCTCTACCTGGCCGCCGAAGGCGAGGGCGGCATGGTGCTGCGGACCCGGGCGTACATGAAGGTGCACGGCGAGGTGGAGGGCGTGACCTTCCTGCCGTACCCCGTCCAGGTCAAGAGCAACGATGGTCAGTGGGCGGCGCTGGTGGAGATCGCCGCCGAGCTGAAGCCCGGCCTGATCGTGCTGGACACCCAGGCACGCATCTCGGTCGGGCTGGAAGAGAACTCCGCGACCGACATGGGCGTACTGATCGCCGCGGTCGGCGCCCTCAAACGGGCCACAGGGGCGTGCGTTCTGGTCGTGCACCACACGGGCCGGGACGGCGGCAACGCGCGCGGCAGCAGCGCCCTGGACGGGGCGCAGGACACCGAGCTGAAAGTGACTCGCCCCGACAATCCCGCCGGCCGCGCATCGCTGGTCTGCAAGATCACCCAGGACAAGCAGAAGGACATGAGCGAGGGCGACGGGCGCGGCATCGAGTTGATCATGAAGATCGTGGACCTCGGGATCGATCCGAAGACCGGCAAGCCGATCAGCAGCCTGGTGGTCAACCCCGAGAACGACGCCGCCGACAAGGCCATGCGCGAGCTGGAAGGCTTCACGGTCGCCGAGACGGAGTCGTTCAAGGGTCGCAAGCCCGAGGGTTGGACGGCCACCGTGGAGGGCGTGCCGAGCAACGCGACTGTGAAGCGGCGCATCCTGCAGGTGCTGGCGGACCACGCGCACGGGCGCGGCCTGACGGCGGCGCAGGCGCGGGCTGCGGTCATCGCCCGGTGGTACGAGAAGGGCAAGGCGCCCGACCACGACTCGTGGATCGACTCCTGGAACACGATCACCTCGCTGCCGATGGCATCCAACCTCGGCGGGGAGCGTTGGGCACTCGATCAGGCCGAGATCAACGGGCTACGCGCGGCCGACCCGTTCGCATAGCAGGAGTTGCATAAGTGCAGGTCAGCGGACTTCCGGGACTTCCGGTCGCGCCAGGAAAGTAAAACCGGAAGTCAATGACGATCGGCGTCGATGTCCTACTCGGCCAGTAGACGGCACCTGACCTGCACTTTCCCGACTTTCCTTTCACATCCGGAAGACAATCCGAACCCACCGGAATCGACTTCCGGACTTCCGGACCCCCCTCTCTTAGGGGGTCCGGGAAGTACGGGAAGTTCCCAGCCCTCAGAAACAAGTACCGATCGCAACTGATGGGGTAGAGTGACGGCATGACCGATGTGATCGAGAAGTACGGGCTGACCCCCTCGATGGTCGCCCTCCTGGCCGCCACCCGGCCGGGCCACCCCGTGGAGCGCGGACCCGACCGCCAGACCCTGATGCGCCGTGGGCTGGTGCACAGCCTGCAGGCCGGCCTGGCGGACGTCGGCAAGCTGACCGCGCTCGGCCGTGAGGTGCGCAGCGCCGTGCTGGTCGGCCCGGCCGCGATCGCCGAGATCAAGCGCCACCGGCTGACCGGCCAGATGGAGCGAGCCCTCCTCCTGGCCGATCCCGAGCAGGGTCACGTGCAGGCCGGCCCGACCCGTGCCGCCCTGATGCGCCGCGAGCTGGTCCATCGGTTCGGTAGCGGCAGCGGCGGCACGCTGACCGCCGAGGGGTGGGCGGTTCGCGCTCTCCTGATCAAGCTGGGGCGGCGCTCGTGACCGGCTCGGGAGTGCTCGTGTCGGTCCGGGTCGGCGGCCGGCCCCGCACCAAGGGCAGCATGCTGCCGATCTGCACCAGGGACGCCAAGCACACGGTCTACCTGGACGAGGACATCACCGGCTCCAAGCCCTGGCGCAAGCGGGTCGCGCGGGCCCTGCGGGAGGCCCAGCTGGCCGAGCACGGGAAGTTCCTGCAGTACGACGGGCCGGTGGAGGTGCGCCTGGTGATGTTCTTCCCGCAGACGCAGGCGGTCGCCGGCGGCCCCATCCCCACGCACGCCACCGAGTGGCCGACCGATATCAAGATCGGGGACGCGGACAAGCTCGCGCGCAACATCCTGGACACGCTCAGCACCCCGAAGAAACGCTCCGAGATGGAGGGCTGCAGCGCCCTGATCCTGGATGACTCGCAGGTCGTACTGCTGTCGGTGGCGAAGTTCTGGACGGCGGAGGGGTTCGAGCCGGGCGCCCAGATCCTCGTGCTCAAGGCCGACGACCCGATCCTGCAGCGCACGGTGCAGATGGGCTTGGCCGCCGCGCCATATGCACCGGAGGTGCGTCGTGACTGACTTCGAGTACGAGGACGACTGTTCCGACTGTGGCATCCCCAAGGCTGAGGACCCGTCCACGATGCCCGGCGATGACCTCTGCGGCGAGTGCCGAGAGAAGCATGAAAAGCGCGAGGTGCAGGCATGACCGACCTGGACGTTGAACCCGAGTTCCTGGCGCCCGGCGAGGATGACGACCGGCTCATCCCGATCTCGAACTCGCACCTGTCGGAGGGGCGCTGCGGGTGCGGGGCGGTCGCGCTGGTGGCGCCCGGCCAGCACCCGCGGTGCGGGGCGTGCCTGCGGTCGGATGCCGATGCGGGATCGGGTGTCGCGCCGGCGCCGGTCACCGGCCTGATCCCGCTCGGCCAGGGGCACCCACCGCGGCCTCTCTCTGGCCGAGCCGCCTACCCCGCGCCGGAGATGACCTCCCGAGACGAGTGGGACGGCGCCGGCGCGCCGGCCGCCTTCACCGCGACCGCCGAGAAGATCGGCGCGTCCGGTTGGCGCGTGGCGGTGCAGCGGAGCAGGGGCTGCCCGCCTCATGGCGCGACAGGCGCTCCCATGGCGCCGCGTGACCTGTTCGCGCTGCGCGCCACGAACGGGCGGGCGAGTGCGTATGGGGTCCGTGACGCCAAGGGCTGGACTTCGATTATGGTGTGGAGCAGTACCACGCCCTGGTTCCCGAGCGCTTCGGTCTCCGATCTACTGGAGTTCGTCGCGGCCGGCGGCGATGTCCCACCTGGCTGGTTCGATGCCATCCGCACGCGCATCGCTGACCAGGAGGCTCGAGCTGAAGAACTGAAGGCCTGCAATGGCGGCCGCCACGCGATGCGCTTCAGGTCGCAGGCCGGCGACACGATGACCTGCAGCAGGTGCGGGAACGGCTGGCTGGCAAAGGGTGACCCTTGGAAGAAACCGAAAGCGAAGAAGGACTCGGCGAACTGAGTAGCAATGCTAAACGGACATCGACCGCGAACGTCATATGAGGTACAGTAAAGGCCCCGGTCGGTAGGCGCCGCCGGGGCCGTTCGCTATGCCCTACGTCAGGAGCTTCGCATGTCCGATGTTACTCCGTACAACTTCGGCAACACCCCCGTTCGTGTCGTGATGCGAGAGGGCGAGCCCTGGATGGTCGCTCTCGACATCTGCGCCGCGCTGGATCTGAGCAACACCAAAGTGGCCGTGAGCAGGCTCGATGAGGATGATGTAAGTCAGGCAGACATCATCGATTCGATGGGTCGGCGCCAGCGAACGACCATCGTGAACGAATCCGGCATGTACGAGATCGTGCTCCGCAGCGACAAGCCCGGGGCCCGCGCCTTCCGGAAGTGGATCACCTCCGAGGTGCTGCCGCAGATCCGCAAGACCGGCGCGTATCTTGGTCAGCCGAAAGACGACCTCGACATGATGGAGGACAACATCAGGGCGCTGCGCGCTCAGCGCGCCAGGATCTCCGCCGTCGAGGTGCGCCAGGAAGTGATGGAGTCTCACCTGGCCGGAGTGCTCGGGCAGTACGACGAGTACACCACCCTCGCGTACGCGAAGCTGAACGGGCTGCCGACCGACCGGACAAGCTGCCAGCGCCACGGACAGCGCGCCTCGCGCCACATGCGCGATCGCGGCAACATGCCCCGCAAGCGTCAGGACGCGACGTTCGGGCTGGTCAACGTCTACCCCGCCGAGGTGCTGGCGGCCACGGCCGAACAGGAGTGAAGCGCCTGATCAGCCTGGCCTGGTTGCGGATGGAGAGGATCCCGATGCTCGGGTTCGAGCTGCTGCCCGGCGCACTGCTCGTGGTCGGCGGCGTGACCTTCATCAGTCTTGCGACCTGCCGTTCATCACTGTAAGGTCGGGGACATGAGTGACACGACCGCACAGGCGCCCGCCGATCGGGAGTTCGTCGGCTACCGCCAGGCGGCCGAATACCTCGGGATCGCCAAGAGCACCCTCAACGCGTACATGGGTCGGGGGTACGGTCCGCCGCACCGCGGGCGCCGGGTCGTCGGGCAGTACGTTCAGTACGTCTTCGCGCAGAGCGACCTGGACGAGTGGAAGCTGACCCGGCCCGGCCAGGGGGCGCGCACCGACCGGATGCACGCCGGTGCCGGCCGCGCCTGCCCGATCTGCACGGGGTTGTGCGAGCTGCCTGCGACATAGCCTCTTGCAACTTCCCTAGCATGACTGTAAGGTTGAGGTCAGATCCGCAGAGGCAGGAACATGTCGTCACGGGATTGAATCCACAACCTCATGTTGAGCAGGGAGAATGCATATGGCTTTCCCGGCGCGCAACGGCGCGACCTCCACCCGATACCACTTCCCGCAGCTCGGCGAGAGCGGCCTGTGCGGAAAGCTGATCAAGCCGAGCAAGGGCGGGAGCCAGAAGTCCTGCGGCCAGGGCAGGGACGGCGACCGTCACCTGTACTACCGGTGCCGCAAGCTACGTAGCTGTGAGTTCCAGTCCTGGTCCATCGAACAGCGCCTAGACCACGAAAGCGAGGCTCACCGATGAGGATCACGATCAACGTCAGCGACCTGACGCAGGAGCAGTACGCCTGGCTGCTGCGCAACACCGCCGAGGACTGGCAATTCCTGGACTCCGGCGAGACGCGAGCCTGCGTCGTGTTCGAGGGCAACCACGGCGAGCGTAGTCAGATCCACCGGGAGATCCCGGTCCGCGCGTGGATCGGACTGGTCGAGCACGTCAAGACGATCACGGCAGCCGATGAGAACGTGGTCGGGACGAACTCCGGCCACGGCTACGTCTGGGAGCGCCCCGACGGGCTACGCGCCCGGTGCGGCGGACCGGCGCTGTGCTGCGATTGCCGAAAGGATGCGGCCACCCTGCGTCTGTGGAACAGCTAGGCTCCGAGCCGATCCCGTAGCTCAACAGGTGAGAGCACCGCTGGGTTTCTGAGGGGATTTCCCCGGCGGAGGTACGCAGGTTCGAGACCTGCCGGGATCACCCTCAGCCGCACGGCTCCACATTCGGAGCGGGGTGTGCGGCACGTACCCGGTCGGTGTTCGCCCTGGCCGAGATTGCCGCCTGCCGCGCCTCCGGCGTCCCGTCACGCAGCAGGCGCAGGTCAGCGATCCGCTCGGCGTCGGTGGCGGCGGCGATGGCGCTGGTTCGGATGCGGACCTCGGCGTCCCGGTCGGCCAGGCAGCTGACCAGGTCGTACTGCTGGTACGTGACGAACATGGCCATGAGCAGGCTGATCACGGCCATGCCGAGCGCGATGCTCCAGAGGTTCGAGGTCTGCCGAGCGGTCATCGTGAGCGCCTTTCGTGTCGCCGCGTGTCCATGGTCTGTACCCCGCGGCGCAGCACGAGGCCGATCGCCCCACATGCGGTGAGGCTTGCCAGCAACTGCAGTAGGAAGGTCATGGTGCCCGCCGTTCCGGTTCGTCTGCCGGCTCGTCCTCGTTCTCGTCCCGCGCGCGGCCGATCCTAATCGGCGGCGCGAGAGCGATCACGAGGGCGGCCGGGATTCCCAGGACGGCAGCGTCCGGGGTCGCGCCACGCCAGAGCATGACCACCACGGTAAGTAACCACGCCCCTAGTCCAGTGATCATGACCAATGCCTTGAGCCATCCGGGCACCGTCTCCCCCTCCGTGAGTGATGACAGTGCCCATGACATTAGCCTTTACCTGCCTGTATAGGTGAATCCCTCCGTCTGGCCGAAGGGCCGGACCGTGACGCTCTGCGTCGGGTGAGCATCGTGTCCGTTATGACCGGTCCTGACCAGTCGATGGACATCGCGGACTCTGTGTGATGGCGGCGTGCGTACCGATCGTGAGCACGGTGTTTCGTCAGCGAGGGGACCTGCCGGTGATCGACCAGGCTCGGCCAGGTGTACCAGACATCGATCCCGTTCTTCTCCGCCCAGCCCGCTACCCGCATGTCATCGGGTACCCCCGCTCGGGTGTCCGCATGCTTGATCATGTCGGATATCAGCAGGGTCGGAATAGCGATGCTCACTCCCCACATCAGCTTCGATGTCCGGATCCACGCCGCGCCGCGGGCATCGGCGGCGTCCGCCAGGGTCGCCCATCGGGTCGGCACGGTCCGCCCGTTGCCGAGGTAGGGCGATACCACAGCCGGACCCTGAACGTGCCGCAGCGCCTCGCTCATGCCCGCGGCGAAGTCTCGGCAGAGCACCGCGTCGTCCTGCAGCAGCACGTGCCAGTCCGCGTCCGGCTCGTGCAGCAGCCACGCCGCCCGCGCGTTGCGCCATACCCGGTCAGCGTTCCCGGACGGCGGGCCCTCGTTGTCGCTGGCGATCGGTACCTCGACATCGCCCATGGCGGCGAGGATCCGGTGGACGTGCTCCGCCCGGTCCGGATGCGCCATGATCGAGAACGAGACCTTCACCGGCCGGCCTGCGCCGCGCGTGCCTCGCGGATCGCTGCGATGATCACGCTCTTGTTCGAGCCGGCCTTGAGGTGGATCTTCAGTCCGGCCGCGATCTCCCGTAGCTCGGCCGAGGTCTTGTCGTCCAGGTCGCTCGCTGCCTCCGGAGCGTCGACAACATCAGCCGAAATGGCAGGTGATTCCTGGACTGAGCTGCGGGTTTCCCCGTCGACAGCAACCCCTTCGCTGGTGATCGCCGTGATCGGCGCGGTACGCAGCTTCGTCACAGCGAGACGGTCGTGATAGATCTCCACCGGCTCAACCTGCCCGTTGTCCACAAGCTCATCCACAGCCTGCTTAACGCCGGGCCAGTCCGGGTGCCCGTAGTCGTCGAACGCGATCACCGCCCCATCCGCGAGGTGCGGTGCCCACGCCTCGAACGCCGCGTGCACGCCCTCCACCGAGTGGTCGTCGTCCACGAACAGCAGGCCGACCTTGTTCCAGTCGGGGTGCCAGATCGCGCCGAGGTTCGACGCGAAGCTGTGCACGAGACCGATCCGCTCGGAGTACCCGAGGTTGCGCACGTTGGAGTGCGCCGTCTCGCGGGTCGAGGGGTCGGTGAACGGGGGGTGGTAGGTGTTGTCAGGCAGGTCCCAGGCGTCCACCGCGGTCACGTGCGCGCCGTTTCCCTGGCTCGCACCCCACGCCATGATCAGTGCGGTCCGGCCCTGGAAGACACCCAGCTCCAGGATCTCCTGATCGGCCGGCACGCCCGCGGCGAAGTCGGCCAGGGTGAACGCGATCTCGTCCGGCGTGGCGCCGACCACCCAGCGGAACTCCGGCGGGAACGGGAACTTGGACTTCGGCGGGGCACTGAACCGGCTCGGTCCGGAGCGCTCGACCTTGCGGGGGCCTGATCCACGCACGTTGCGGGTCCTCTCTCTGGCCGGGCGGACCGGCACCACGGGCGCGACCTCTCCCCGGAGCTTGCGGATGGTCTGGATCTGGTTCGGCAGGTCCAGCTTTTTCCAGTTCTGGTACGCCCTGCCGTCAGCGTTGTACTGCACGCGCGAGTTGACCTTGGCGTACTGCTCGTCCGGGTCGGCCTTGCCAGCAACCGGATGCATATGCTCGATCTGCACCTCGTCACCCATGTACCGCAGTGCACCGGCGCCGCCGAACAGGTCCATCATGGCGTTGTCGCAGTAGAGGTGATCAACCGACGCGGGCACCATCCGTCCCAGCTCGCGGACCACATCCGCGGTGATCGCCCACTCGGTGCTGAGCTTCCGGCCCTGGTAGCCATCATCGCCGTACACCATCCCGGTCCGCATCTCCCAGAGCGCGGCCAGGTAGTACTGCGCCCACCCGATTGAGCGCGGCAGGTGGTCGTCGCCGGCGAACCCGATGGCGAAGTACTTGCGCGTCTCGGCCGCGGCGACCGCGGCTCGGTTGAGCTTCGGCACCATCGGTTGCCACTGATCGATCAGATAGGACGACACCTCCTGCCGACCCAGGATGATCAGCTGGTAGCCGACGCTCTCCGGGTCATCTGCGTCCACGGCCAGGATCAGGTCTGCCGACTCCCATGCGTCCGTGGCGTCCCAGGCGGCGATCACCTTGCGGATGTTCTCCGGTCGACCGCGGGTCGGCACGATGACCGCCAGGCGCAGCTGCTCCGGCGGGCGCTGGTCCAGGTACTCGAAATACGGGCTGCTCACCGGCACGCGCGCGAGCGGCCCGGCCTGGCGGATCCGGTCGGGAGTCTTCCAACGCGACCCTCGCCGATCCCACCGGTACTCGTACATCACGCGATCCAGGTAGACCTCGGTCCGCAGCGAACCGGCGTCGCGGACCTGAGCGACCCACGGCCGGTCTTCTACCTGGCCGCGCTCGACCACCCGGAAGTCCGCGGCCTTGGCCACCTCGGAGCGCATCGGATTGATGTGCGAGATGTCGCGGATCAGCCGGTAGGGGTTCCGCTCCTCCGCCCATGTGCCGTGCCGCAGCGAGTGATCCACCTCGCCGCGGTCGCGGCCGTCGGCCAGGTAGCGCACCTTGAACCCGACGTAGTCGGGCCTCGACTCCAGCGCCGCCATGACCGAGCTGACGAAGTCCTCGGGCACCATGTCGTCATCGTCGATGAACGACAGGTAGTCGGTGTCGACCGCCTCCATGAGGCGCTGGCGGATCTCCGGCAGGCCGGGCTGCCCGTTGTTCCAGAACGCCAGCACCTTGACCCGGCCGACGAACGCGTCGACCTGTGGCATGAGCCGGTCGATCAGCGCGGTGAAGGAGCGCCCGCGTTCGCCGAGCGTCGGGATCAGGATCGTCCAGGTGGGTGTCACCCGGTCAGCATACCGCCGGACATCTCACGCGCCGATGCCCAGTACGTGGACCACGCCGAGCACGGATACGGCCAGGAGTGAGGCCGTGACGCGGATCGTGATCCCGGTGGTCGTCTTGGTGCCGGCGACCGGGGCGCAGGTGATTCGCCCGATCGTGCTGGCGTCGAACGCGTACGAGAGGTCATAGCTGGTGTTCGAGAAGGGTCGGTTCCAGACCACCGCGCGGTCGGCGGTGCCGAGCAGCAGCAGGATCGGCACCGAGATCGAGACGAGATCGACCTTGCCCAGCTTGCCGGCTGCTGCGGTTGCTGCGTTCCCGGCCGCCGTGCTGGCCGCCGAGGCGGCGCTGGCCGCTGCCGCTATCGCAGTGTCCTGCGTGGCCTGCGAGGCGTTCAGGGCGGCGACAGCGGCGTTGTTGTTGGTGTCCAGCAGTGCCGCATCTTTGGTGATGTGGCGCTGGCTGAACTCCGCCTGGAGCCAGGGTCGGTTGTCGGAGTCCTCGAAATAGTCCCCGGCGTTCAGGGTCCAGCCGATCCAGCCGCTCACCGGGTCGCCGAGGTTCAGCACCGAGCCGTTATCCGACACGATCCCGATCGCCGCGAACGCCGCCACTTCGGCGCCGTTCGAGCCGGTGTACTGGACGGCCTTGCGAATACGTACGTAATCCACAGCGGGCATCTCTCAACCCCTCACCGAGACATCGATGAGTATCAAGATACGGGAAGGGTGGCCCCGAAGGGACTACTCCGGACGGCCGAGTGACACGGAACGAAATCCGCTCTCGAAGTCAGCGGCCGAAGAGAACCAGCCGTTGATCACATACCAATCCCCCGTGTTCACGGTGATCGGATCACGAACACCGTCATTCACTTCCCACACTCCACCAGATTCGGTCACCGTAGGATCCGAACCGATCTCCGCGATGATCTCGGCACTGTTCGTGCCGTCATAACGGATCGCCTTTTCGATGTGGACAAATTCCCCAATAGCCATGTTGATCATCTTACCCGTTCAAGCCATCCGGTACCGGAACCGAAAGCCAGTGCGCCGCCGGAATTCTGATAGACGTTGAACCGGACGACATCTCCGGCGACCATGACCCGGCGGGTGACGCCAGCGCCCGGAGCCTGCCCGATCGAGTTCGACGGCACCGTCCAGTACATGTACTCGGCGCCGTTGACACTGATGCGACCCTGCCGGACGCCGTTCGCGTTGGTCACGAAGCGGCAGGCTATGCCCATCTCGTAGAGACCTCCCTGGCCGGTCGGGATCGTGAAAGCCGTGCCGCTAGTCCACATCCCTCCGACGTTCACGGGGACCGATGTCGGTGTCAGGTCCACCACGGTCGCGTTCGCGATCGAGGGGGTGCCGAAGTCTGCGAACGCGCTCGGGAATCCGGAGGTCGCACCCGAGCTGGCGGTTGGGCCGAGCACCAGGAACTGATCCTTGCTCACCAGGATGTTGACCACCTGGCCGGGAGTGAACACCACGGCCGTGCCGACCACGGGCTTGTTCGTCAGGGTCTGCCCGTCCGCCATGGTGACGTTGACCGTCCCGTTGCCGTTGACCGCGGCGATCGTGCCGGTGCGCAGCCGGACGGGGAACGGGCCGCTGATCTCCGGGACGATCTTCTTTAGCGCCTGGGTGTAGTCGATCTCGGTCATCGGATCTCCCGCGCTTTCGCCGTCGTCTCTCCGGTGATGTCCACGGTCACACTGTCCAAGGCGTAGGTCGCGCCCTCGATGCTCACCACGTCCCCGGCGTCCACCGTCGGGTTGTACGGCCAGGTGATCGTGTACGTGGACCCGGCGCCGATCGACTGAGCCAGAAGGCCGTTCGCCACCGTCTGCGCCTGCACAACAGTGGTGATCGTGGAGGCGGTGAAGAAATCGGTCGTGCGACCGTATGGAGATCCGCCCGGCGCAGCGCCGGCGTAGGTCGGGCTACCCGGGTCGGTGTCCATCGCGATTGCCTGCACGGGCGCGACCCCGTCCTGCGTCTCGCCGCGGACCACCCAGACGTTGGCGGGCTGCGTGTCGAAATCGGCGGAGAGCGACACCGTGCCGGTCAGCGGATACGCGTCCTCGACATCGGGCGTCAGGCTGCCGACCTGCAGCAGACCGGAGCGGTCGTACCAGATCGACACGCCGTACGACTCGGCGATCTCCAGCAGCTCTTTCCAGGGACCCGTGCCGGTCTCCAGCCCGAACGTGTAGGGGTTCAGGATGATCTCGCCGCCCGGCGGCAGGTTCGGGCTGATGCCGGTCCGGTTGATGAACACATCGTTGATCATGCGGGTGAACCAGATCCCGCCCAGCGTGGTGAACGTGCGCTCGAACCGGTAGCGGTTGACTCGGTCACTGAGGTCGATCAGGGACACGCCGGTCGTCCGGACACCGGCCGCGGTATCGGTCTGCACCGCGGCCACCTCGTACGTGCCGTACGTGACCGTGCTGATCGAGCCGTCCAGCAGTTCCAGCCCCAGCTCCACCGAACAGGTGGTGCCGAACGGAGTCAGCAGATCACCCGGGCGGACCGGGAACTGGTCGGTGCCCACGAAGGACAGGCGCCCGTCCCACCTGGCCGAGCGGCGCGCGTCCTGCGCGAACGAACCGGCGACCGGCTCCAGCACGGCGCTCAGGCCGTTGCGGTTGAACGTGCACCGGATGACCCGCCGGTAGCCGGTCGCGGTCGTGACGGCCGCCTGGTGGCGGGCGGAGGAGAAAGGCGCGCTCACAGGTAGTCCTCGGGGTCCGGGGTGCTCGGCCAGGGCTGACGTACGGCGGTCACGGTCAGCACCTTCACGTCCGGCGCCGGCCCGGCAACCGTCCAGGGGCCCGGCGCGAACCAGCCCGGGGTGCCTCCGAGCGGGGCCCAGTAGATCCGATCGGAGGCCATGATCTCCTCCAACGCGTCTATGTCCTGCTTCCCCAGCACTCCAATCGTCAACGTCAGGTCTTCGCCGGAGACGGTGTTCGAGACGGTGTGCCGGCCGCCCGTGACCGGAACCGAGTCCGTGCTCAGGCGCGGCAGGGCGTGCCCGCGCGTGGCGGCGACCGCCATCACCGCGGCCAGGGAACCGATCCGGTCCATCCCGTCGGTGTGCAGCAGCGCGGGGACCGTGATCGAGGAGAACTCGCTGATCCGCAGCTCGGGCACCGGGAGGTCGCCGCCGGCCACGATGCCCTCCACCCGCACGAAGTGCACCTCGCGGTACGGCGGCAGCGAGGTCGCCGAGCCGGATGTACCCGACCCGCCCGCCGTGGCGGTCACCAGCGCGGCCTGCGTGTCGCTGGAGTTGTGGGTGTGCGTCTCGGTCGGCACGGTGCCCTGCGTGCCCGAGGTATCCCGGCCATAGTCGCGTCCCCCGGACTGGCCGATCGTGATCTCGTGGGTGTGCGAGGTGGCGGGGTGCACGTGCGAAGCAACAGTGTGGTTGTGGCTAGTGGCGCCGCCCGTGCTCCCCACCGATGCGGGACCGATATCGCGACAGAACCAGGTGCGCATGTCCGGCGTGCCGTTCGCGCCGTTGCACCAGGTCAACACGGGGTCCAGGTCCGCGATCGCGTCGGTGTAGAGACCGATGATGCGGGTCTGCGCGCCGTTTCCGGTGTTGCGCAGGGTGCGTAGGCGGCGGTTGACCGGCTCGTGGTCGCGGTCCCCGGTGGTGCCGCCCGTGGCCGAGGGCAGTGCGCCGGAGGTGTTGGCCACCACGTTGCCGGGGTGAGTGTGGCGCGCGAGCCAGCGCGGGTTGGTGCCGCCGGAGTTCGCCTCGTTCGCCGCCGCCGGCCCGCTCAGCCCGGTGGTGAAGTTCGGGTGGTCGTGCTGCGGCGTGGTGTGGGTGTGCGCGTTCACGGTGTGGCTGTGCCGGCTGGAGCCGTAGGTGGCACCGCCGTTGCCGGCGGCCGGGGCCCCGCGCAGGAAGCGGCCGGAGGAGGCGGTATCGGTCGTCCAGCCGGACACGCTCTGCGTGCTCCAGCCGAGCGCGCCGATCGGGTACACGGTGGCCGATCCGTCCGAGCGGATCCAGATCACCTCGCGGGTCGGCGGCAGGTTGCTCGAACCGGTGGTCCCGGGCGCGGCCGCGGAGGTCTGCACGACGTTCGACCCGCCGGACAGCAGCGGCAGGGTGTGGTCGTGGGTGGTGGAGGTGACCGCGATCGGGTTGTTGTTCTTGCGCTCGGTGTTCGTGCCCGCGGAATTGCCGGTCGTGTCGGCGGGCATCATGTGCTGGTGGGACGGGATCGAGTGGGTGTGGTTCGGCGTGGTGTGGGTGTGCGTGGCCGCGCCACCGGTTGCTGAGGGAACCCCGGTGGTCGTGGTGCCGCGCGGGTAGAAACCGTCCAGCGCGGTGACCCGCAGCCACCCGCTCGGGATGCTGCCCGCGGTGCCCGGCCAGCCCAGCACGAGGTCCACCGGGATCGAGTCGGGGATCTCGACGGTGGTCGAGACGTATCCCCAGTACCGCACCCGATAGGTGATCTCGCAGCCGTGCAGCTCCAGCGTGCAGACGCCGCCCACCAGCACGTGCTCGGTGTCGATCTGCGGAATGGCCAGGTCGAGATATGAGCCCTCAAGGCCGTCCGGCACGACCGCGATGCGCTGCGACCCCGTGCAGTCGTCCCGCCAGACCTCGGCCACCACGTACCCGTCATCGAACGGCTGGCCGCCGGCAAAGCTCCACGTGAGCCGGTAGCCGTCGCCCTCCCGGTCGGTGGTGAGGTTGGGCGGGGACGGCGGGGGGATCGTGTTCTGGATCGCGAAGTTGAGCACTTCCACGCCAAAGAACTCATCCGTGCCACGGATGGTGCTGCTCACCCCGTACGTGGCGGTGTAGTTCCCGTCATCCAGCGGGATCGGCAGCGTGAAGGCGTTGGGTGGTTCGCCGGCGCCTTCGGTCTGGTAGACGATCGTGCCGGGCGACTTGACCAGCTCGAACGTCCAGCGGTTCGGCGGGAGCCCGTCGTAGCTGGCCGGCCCGAAGTAGACCTCCGGCTGGTTGGTGTCCGTGATCGTGCCGAGCCACTGGTTCACCCCGGCGTTGTCGCGGATCTCCGGGCTGAACTGCGGCTCCAGCCGGGCATCCACGTCCAGGTAGAGCTCGGCGGTCAACGTCTGGTTCGCACCGCCACTCGGCAGCGTGAGGTAGCCGCCGGTGATGTTCAGGTCGGACTTCGTCCCGGGGTCGTCCAGGTTGAGCAGACCGATACTGGTCCAGTTCCCGGCGTACTCCGTCATCACGTCGTTGATGAAGATCCGCGAGAACATCGCCGTGTCGTTGGTGCCGATGCTGACCCCGAGGTCTTCGCGGCCGACGCCCGCGTTGACTCGCATGCGCGCGCGGGCGCGAACCTGGTGGCGCTCGTATCCGGCACCGAGGGGGTGCGGCTCGACACGCACCGACCATCGGCCCGCGCCCCCGGGCTGCAGGATGTAGGTGGCGTCGTTGTTGTCGGCGGTGACGGTGGCTAGGGTGCCTGACGGGACCGCGCTCGCGCCGCCCGCCGTGACCACCGCGGTCGGCCTCAACGTCGTGATGATCACCCTGATGTCCCCCTGTTCCGGCTCACGTGGACATCCTAAACGTCAGCGACCTGCGGACCGGGTTGCGGGCCGGTCCCGATAAATTCGGCGGTAACTCGCCGGCCGCGGCCGACCTTGACCACCGTGACAGAGCCGGCGACCGGCGCCGCCCATACCTCGGTGGAGTCCGATGGGCTGATCAACACGAGCGGTCGCTGAAGCACCGCGAGCAGGTCGGCCAGATCGGCCTCCGACTCCACGCCTGCGGCCATGGTGTGGTTGCGCTCGCCGGGCGCGGCGTTCTCGGCGAAGCGCGTGCCGTTCACGCCCGTGGTGGCGGTGAGCGGCCGATCCACGTTCCAGGAGAACTTGCCGATCACCGGAGCCCACATCGCCCCGTCGGGCCCTTGCGTGCGGATCAGGTGCTCGGACTCCGGCCAGGTGAAGCACACTGCCTCCGGCTCGGGCTCCGGGGTCTGCGGTTCCACCAGCTGGACGAACGCCACCTCTTCGTACGCGGGCTCGCTGCCGACCGCGGCGAGGGTGCCCGAGGTGCCGGCGACCACCGTGGGGGTGGTGGAGTCGGTGGCCGAGCCGGTATGGGTGTGGGCCGAGGTGGCGACTGCGATCGTGCTGGACGCGAGCACGTTGCTACTGGCCGCCGCCGTGGTCCCGATGGTCATGGTGTGCGTGTGGCCGCTGGTGGTGTGCGTGTGACTCGGGCTGGTGTGGGTGTGCGTGGCCAGCGAACCACCCGTGGCGCCGATGGATGCGGTCGCGCCGCGCGGGTAGAGGCCGGTCAGGTTCGGGGTGCCGCCCGTGCCGTCGCAGAGCGCCCAGTGGTCGGGGATGGTGCCGAGCGATCCGCGCCACGCCCCGATCAGGCCGACCGGCAGGGATGCGCCACCGCTGGTGTTCTGCTTCACGCGCACGTTGCGGTAGGGCGGGTCCTCGGGCGCCGCGGCGGTACCGGAGTTCGCCGCCCCGCCGGACGCCAGCGCTGCCGTGTCGGCGGCCGCCACGGTGACCGGGTGGTTGTGGGTGGCGGCGTAGGTGGCGCTGACCGCGCCGGCCGTCAAGGTGAGGGAGCCGGCCACGTTACCAGTGTTCGGGCTGGTGTGGGTGTGCGAGGTGCCCGCGTGCGTGTGAGCGGCGATCGTGTGCACGTGGCCGTTCAGCCCGGACGCGGCGATCAGGCCACCGTCCCCGGCCGCCGGCGCGCCCTTCATGAACCGGTTGGTGGCGTTGCCGAAGTCCGTCCAGCCGGCCAGGGACACGTCCCCAGTGATGCCCAGCGCGTTGTTCGGCACGCCCGCCGGGGTGCCGTCGGACTCGATGTGGATGACTTCCAGCCGAGCCGGGTCGTTCGGGTGCGTGCCGATGGCGGGCTGCGTCACGCCCGAGAGCACCGTGGCGGAGTTGACTGCGGAGCGGGTGTGGGTGTGGGTCACCGGCACCGCGCTGGATCCGGCCGTGTTCGGGGTGGAGGTCACCTGGCCGACCGCTGCCGAGGTGTTGCCGGTCACCGTGTGCGCGTGCGTGACCTCGTGGTTGTGCCCGGCCGTGGTGTGCACGTGCGTGGCCGCGCCACCGCGCGCTCCGGGCTGGGTGGAGGCGGTGGCCACGCCCTTCGCGTACCGCCCGTCCAGCGCGGTCGTGCGCTTCCAGCCCGCGGGGATCCCGGCGTTGGTGCCCGGCCAGAGGAAGATCAGCCCCCGCGGGATGCCGGAGTCGCGCACGTCGGACCAAGCGCTGATCACGATGGCCCCGTTGACTCGGCCGATGGTCCGCGCCCGGTAGTACGAGCAGCACTGCTCCGGGGTGTGCGTGCATGAGGCGCCGAGCCCGGTGCGCGGGATGGTGAAGTCCTGCCAGGTCGCGCATTCGTCGGTCTGCAGCGGGCCGAGCATGGCCAGCGTGACGCCGTTCTCGCTCTCGCTGCCCGCACAGTCCACCCGCTGCAGCTCGACGTGTCCGCGTCCGTCATCGAACTCGCTCACGTCCGGGGCACAGACCTGCACGGAGTAGAGCGGTGAGTCCGGGATGGGGGTGGCGATGGGGTCGTTCGGGATCGGCACGTCTCCGGTGCTGATCGTGAACGCGATCGTCTGCACGGTGCTGGCGTAGGCGGTGTTGGCGCCGAGCGTGGTCCAGATCTGCAGGTTCGCGGTGTAGCTGCCGTTCGGCAGTGGGCTGGTTAGCTGGTCGGTGGGGTTGCCGGACAGGATCCCGGAGTCCCAGACGATCGTGCTGCCGCTGGTCACCCAGAACCGGTACTGCCGCAGCGCGAGCCCGTCGGGGTCGATCGCGGTGGCGCGCAGTCGCGGGGTGTTGGTGTCGGTGATGGTGACGTTGACCGCGCCGGCGCCGTCCAGCACCTGGCCGGTGAAAGTCGGCGCCTCTCGAGAGTCCATGTCGATGAAGATCTCGGTGATCTTCACACCGGAGGTCTGCCCGAGGATGTGCGCGGCCAGGGTGGTAGGCCCGTCGTGCGGGACACCGAAGCCCCACGATCCGTTCACTGTTCCAGGCGAGTCCGGAAAGGTTGCGGAGGCGCCACCGGTCAGCGCGCCGTTCTGCAGCCGCACCGCCCACCAGGCGCTGCCGTCCTCCCCGCGGGCGCGCACCCGCACCTGGTGGCGGCGCTCGCCTACGGGCGGCGAATCGACCGGGGTCTGCAGTACGAGCGGGGAGCCGGAGCCGGACCAGAGCGCATAGGTGGAGTCCAGGTCGTCCGAGGTGACACCGTTCAGCGTGCCGGCCGGTTGCGCGGTCCAGCCGGTGAACGAGGAGACGGCCGAGGGCCGGAGGGTCGTGATCGTCATGGTCAGCGCACCATCCCCGCCTGCGCCAGGCGCATCAGCACTGCCTCAGCAGCGGCGTTCCCGGCTCCCGCGCCGGACCCGTTGATCACGATGGCTCCCGGCTCGATGGTGAAGGTGCTCGTGGTGTTGCCCGCCACCG